ATGGGCGGCCGGGCCCGGGGAAGACGCGTCTGGCCGCCACGGGCTGTTGGCAGCTGCTCGAGGACGGGCGCACGCCGCGGTTCGTGTCGGCGTCGGTGCTGTTCACCAAGGCGAACGCCTCGTATGGCACCGAGTGGCGGGAGCAGGCCGAAGAGATCCTGTTGACAGCGGGGCCGCTGATCCTCGACGACCTCGGCAAGGAGAAGCCGACCGCCCTGGCCCGCCAGCTGCTCCAGTCCGCGATCGAGGACCGCATCGAGAACCAAGTGCACCTCCTCATCACGTCGAACCACCAGGCGAACGAGCTCGGCGCGATCTACGGGGACTGGCTCGCGTCGCGGCTGGGTGCGATGCCGCAATGGAACATGCCCGGACCTGACCTTCGACTGGAGGTGTGATGCGCGAAGAACGCAAGATGATCCGCATCGAGTCGTGCTACCGCTCCGGCTCGTGCGGCTCGATCCGGTGGGTCGGCTCTGAGCTCGAGCTCGCCGACGTCGTTACCCGGGCGCTCAAGGCGAACGTCACCAAGTTGACGATCACCCGTGAGGCTCCCCCGATCGAAGCACGCCTGGAGGTGTGATGGACCCGTACGCAAACCTTGCCGAACAGCGCGAGCTCGCCGCCAAGATCATCGCCGAGATGGGCAGCGAGAGCGTGTCCACCGACACGCTGATCGACTGGTGCGCCGACCTTGCCGAGCGCGTCCAGGCGCTCGACGAGTGGCGCCTTAACGGCGGCTACGACCCGTATCTGCAGGGCTTCGAGTCCACCAACGAGCGCATCACGCTCCTGCAGGCGCTCCGAGCCCGCAAGCTGATCAACGACTTCGGAGCCGAGCAGGCCGGTCTCATCTACCACCCGATGGATCTCCCAGAGGGCTACGTGCAGATCGACCTCTACGACCACAGGGGCCAGTGTGAGTTCACCGCTGGCATCGACAAGGAAGGACGTGCATCGTCGTGAAGCGCCTCGCCGTAGCCCTCGCCCTCACCCTCGCGTTCCCCGCCGCCGCCCAGGCGGACCACCGTCCGTCACGCTGGCTGACACCGCTCGAGACGACCGAGCAGACGGTCAACCGCGACTCGCCCCAGTACGAGGTCATGTCCTGCGACGAGCAGGAGGTCATCGGGCCCGGCGAGACGCGCTACCTCGAGTACCCAGGCCAGTTCTTCATCTGGGCGCCGGGTTCCCCCACGACCGGCGATGTGAACCAGGGGCCGGTCGCCTGGTGGACCGGCGTGTTCGAGGGCTGGGCGTGGCACGAGATGGCCTACACGAACGACACCGGCTACTCCACCATGGAAATCGTCGGCGTCGGGAATGACACGCACAGCAACTCATCCGATTTGGCGGACGCAGTTGTCATCGGGACGCGCCGCTACTGGGACACCGAGGGCGACGCGTACAGCGTCCTGATCGGCCTGAAGGTCGTCCACAAGACCGGCAAGTGGCCGGTCATGTTCGAGCGCGCAGACTGCTGAGCCCACCACCAACCAGAGAAGGGACTGATGCCTCATGACTCAGGCCAAGCCCACCGAGGCGAAAAACGGGGCGGAGCCGCCCAAGGCGGCCGCGACGATCGACGAGCGCATCCGCTGGGTGCAGGCGAACGTGTCCGCCGTCGACAAGACCGGCACCGTCGAGTTCGGCCGCACCAAGTACGACGTGATGCAGGAGCACGGCATCTTCGCGGTGCTCGGCCCGCTGCTCGACCGAGCCGGCCTGTCGACCAACTTCGGGCTCGCCCCGGATTTCCCCGACTCCTATGTCAAGGAGGGGAACGCGGCGCTGATCATCTGCAAGCTGACCGTCCGTGACGACAAGGGCGAGGAGCGCGTCGGCTACTTCCCCGCGGAGGGGATCGACTCGGCCGACAAGGCGTCCCCGAAGGCGCTCACGATGGCGTCGAAGTACGCCTACCAGAAGTTCTTTCGGGTGCCGACCGACAAGGTCGACGACGCCGACTCCACCTCGAGCGCGGAGCACGAGCAGAAGGGCACCGGCGGCGGCGCCTCCCGCCCCAAGGGTGGCCGGCAGCGGCAGCAGACGAACGACAAGCTGTCGCCGCAGAAGGTCAAGGTTCTGCGCGAGACCGCCAAGGCGGCCGTCGACGCCGGGCACATCGACCAGAAGCGGATCTTCGCCTCGTTGCAGACGCACGGGGTGGAGAAGGTCGAGGACCTGACCAAGGAGCAGGGCGACGCGTTCGCCAAGTGGCTCGAGGCGGAGCTCGCCGGGACCCCCGACGCGACGCAGCTGTCGACCGACGCGGGCTAGCCAGTGGCGTTGGTGCCGCCAGAAGCCCGCGAGGCACTCCTGCGAGAGATCGAAGCGGTGCTAGTCGTGGGCGCCTCGGAATCCGGGCTGCGCCCGGACTCTGAGCGGGTGCTGACACGCCTGGTCATTGTCGGCGAGCTGGTCGGCCCCGAGTCCCGTGCCGTCGCGCACATCGAGATGGACGCCGGCGGGTCTGACCTGCCCTCCTGGGACGCTACAGCGCTGTTGCTGCAAGCCCTCAAGGAGGTCAACAAGTGACACCCCCGACGTACGCGCTCGAGAAGGCCGAGCGCATCAACGCCGCCGATCACGCGCTGCTCACCTACGACGATGATTCGTGGGTGCAGCTGACCCGTGATTCGACCGGCGCGTCGCGCTGGCAGTTCCGCGCCTACAACCCTGGGCAGCCAGATCCGGTCGCGCAGGGCACTCTCACCGGCGAGGGTGTGATCCTGTTCGTGCGCGCCAAGTGCGAGGTCGTCACCAACCTCGACGAGCCGTCTACCCCCGTGGCCGAGGGGGACGCCGAGCCCACTGAGTGAGGCTCTGAAGCAGCTCGACCCGCCGCGATCCTTGCCCCCTAAGGCGGTCGCGGCGGGTCGGCTCTGGCTCTGGCCGATTGACGCCCCCCAGTTGTATTCGCCCGCACGGATAGAAAGGCTCGCTCGTGGGAGACGCGCAACAGATCTTCGGCCCTGAGGCCGCGGCCGTGAACGCCGCCCTCGAGGAGGGCCTGAAGCAGAAGAAGAAGCGGCCCCCGACTCTGACGTTCGAGGAGGAGAAGCACCGCTACACGATCGACGGCCAGTTCGTCCCGTCGGTGACGCAGATCATCAAGCTGCAGGACCCGTTCGAGGCAGGCCCGTGGTGGGGGATGCGCGTCGGGATGGCCGGCCTGATCGACCTGATGGCGACCGGGCAGCTGTCCTACGGGATGCTGCAGTCGCTCGACCCCGACGCGATCCGTTCCGGCGCCGACGAGACGCTGGAGAAGCTGTTGACCGCCGGCAAGCTGACCGTGAACCACGTCAAGGAGGAGCGCGGTGACGAAGGTACGGCGATCCATCATGCGCTGGAGACGATGGGCGCGACAGGCGCACCGCCACGTCTCTCGGACTTCGACCCGGAGCTGCGCGGCTACATCCAGGCGTTCTCCAAGTGGTTCGTCGACATGGACCCCGAAGTGCTGTTCAACGAGATCATCGTGGGGTCCCGTGAGCATCGTTACGCGGGCCGGATAGACACCGGCGTCGAGTGCTGGGATGACGAAGCGGACGCCCCCGGCGTCGAGGTCGTCGACTACAAGACGTCGGCCCGTTCGAAGGGCCCCCAGGTGTACGACAAGTTCCACCTGCAGGGCTGCGGCTACAAGCTGGCGTACAACGAGCTGCGCCAGTGGCAGAAGGACGCGCCGCGGGCGGTGCGCTCGAGCACGGTGGTGTTGCACAACTCGGGGATCTACCTGCGCGAGACGCACCTGTGCCCCGACGCCCGCTGGCTTGCCGCGGTGCGGCTGTGGTGGGAGCACGAGCCGTTCCTTGACGAGATCGCGAAGCGGCGCAACAAGTCCGGGAAGCGCAGGAAGCGATGAGCGGCCAGATCACCGCCGACCGGGAGCGCCTCGAGGTCGCCGAGGTCACCGCCCCGTACATGAGCACCTCGCACCGCCCGACCTGCCCGGCGGTGCTGCCCTACGGCCAGGAGTGCACCTGCGGGGCGCTCAGGCGCCGCTGGGCGGCGGAGCGGTTCCGCACGATGTGGCGGGACCTGCAGCGCTTCGCTACCGGCCTGGCGCGCGAGCTGCTCGCGCAGGAGGCCGCGTCGATCGACGCGTGCGCCGACGTCGACGACACGGTCGCCCTGGCGGCCGCCGAGGACGAGCTCGACCGCCACAAAGACCTGCGGGAGACGCTGCAGTCGGGGTTCGTCGACCGGCTGCTTGAGCTTCGCAAGTTTGCTGCCGATAACGACCTTGTGGAGCCGGTCGCGTACATCGACTCTAAGCTCGCGAGGATCCCGAGGGGGGAATCCTGAATGGACGCAAGCAGCCCCGGCGCTGTCGTACAGCGGTGCGGCGAGATCGAGGACTCGATGATGCAGATCGAGCATCTGATCGTGAACGCGATCCGGCTCGACATCAAGCACGGCGAGTTCCTGAAGATGCAGCGGATGGCGCTCGCAGACCAGGTCCCGGAGGACTGGCAGGCGAACGCGGAGCGCCGCAAGGCGTGGGTCGAACTGCAGATCGAGAAGTCCGACGAGTATTCAGAGTGGGTGGAGGCGCACGCTGAACGCAAAGCGCTGGAAACCCAGGCCGACTTGTTGGGCAAGCGGCTGACCGCGTGTCAGAGTGTGCTCAAGAGATTCGAGCGCGAGGTAGGCGGGACCGGCGCCGGGGCCGGCCAGCAGAATCGGTGAGGGAGAATCCCCTCCCTCACCTAATCCGGGGGGTTTGTTGTGCCAGAGGCCAAGCTGCACCGTCGGAATGTCCTGCGGACGCTCAAATCGGGGGACATCGGGCTCGTCGAAGCGGCCAGCGACCCCGGCTGCTGCGACGAGCGTTTGCTTGACCTGATCGGCTTCGCGCTGATCGGCACGCTCAAGGGCCCGGACCGTTTCGACGCCGGCAGACGCGCCCTCGAGATCTCCTACCAGCTCGACGTCGGGCCGTACCTGACGCCGAGGACCGCGCCGCCCGAGCTCATCGAGCGCTGCGCCCAGGCGATCGCGGCCAGCCCCCCGGCCGTGCGCCAGCGCCCCCCGCAGCACGCGCGGGCGCTGTTGCCGTTGACGCCGTACCTGGCGCCGTTCGGTCTGATCACCTGGCCCTACAGCTAGGGCTGCAGGGCGGCCTGTTCGGCGATCAGGGCGTCGAGATAGCGCGCGTGCGCCGTCCCGCGGACCTGTACCGCCGCCTGGTGCGCGAGCCACGCGTCGGCGCTGCCCTCGTCCTTGTAGCGCTCGTAGGCGACCTGTTCGTACGCCTCCGCGGCCATCTTCTCGAGGTAGCGCTCATCCACCGTGAGTCGCTCGTCGGTTCTGCTGGTGGGGATGGTGCTGGTGCTCATGGCTCCCTCCGGAACGCACAGGTTCCGTCGTTGTGGCAGTGCATGGTTGCACGATGGCCCGACGGGATTGGCGAGCTGCTAACGCTAAGCGTAGCCGTGAGGAACCCCTTGGGTGCCGGTTTTGCGGCCGCAGCGACCGTCCGCTCGAGCTGGCGCACACGATCGGGCGCCAGTACGACGAGCGCCGCGGCGCCGTCCGCTGGGTCGATCCTGATCTGGTGGTGCTCTTGTGCGGTCCATACCCGGCGGGGTGCCATGGGGCGCAGCACCGGTTCGAGATCGACATCTACCCGGTTCTGAAAGAACATGAACGCGCCGCCGCCGAATTGCGGCTGGGTGTGGGGCAAGCGAGGAGGGCGATCAGTGGAAGGGCATGGCTCGAAGCCGACGATCCGTAACGACATTCAGATCCCGCAGGGGTGGGTGGTCCGCACCGAAAAGCTGCGTAACGGCCAGCTGATCTCGGTCTGCGGGGGCTGCGCGACGCCGAACTATTGCGCCGGCATCCAGAAGTGCCACCGCGGCGTGACCTTCGGCCACATCGCCCGGTATGGCTAGCTGGGTGTGGGGCTGCGACCCGTCATCGAAGCACGTCGCGTTCGCCGCACTCGAGCGGGATGGCGATCGCCGCGAGTTCTTCCAGCTCGACGTCTTGCACCAGCTCGGCACGAGCCGGGCGGAGAAGCTGTGGAACATCGCGCAAGCGCTCCCGGCATTCATCATCCCGCACGCGAAGCAGTGCCCGCCGATGTGCGTCTACGTCGAGGTCCCGGCCGGAAGGCCGAACCCGACCCTGACAGGCGCCTACGGGGTGATCATCGCCGCGTTGTGGGGCACGCTCTCCGCGCTCTACCAGCATCCCGTGTCGGTCTGGTCGATCGACTCGCGGACGTGGAAGAAGGCGGCGATCGGGAAGGGCAACGCCTCGAAAGAGGTCATCCACGCCTGGGCGCGCGCCGAGGGTGTGGACCACCCGTCCGGCGACATCCTGGACGCGTTCGGGATCGCCACCGCAGGTCTACTCGAACTAGGAGGGAACCCATGACCCACGACGCGATCGCCAAGGCGCTCTCGCACCCTTTGCGCCGCCAGGTTCTTAAGCTGCTCCGCGACTCGACCGAGTCACGATCTCCCAACGAGCTCGCACAGCAACTCGCAGAGCAGCTTACGAACATGAGCTACCACGTCCGCCAGCTCGCCGAGCTCGACATGATCGTGCTCGACACGACCGAGCCGAAGCGCGGGGCGCTGGAGCATTTCTACCGGCTGTCCCAGGTCGGGCGGGACGCGCTCGACGTGCTGGCCGTGCTGGAGACCAAGTGAGCACTGTCACCGTCACCCTTGTCGACGGCCCTGGCAACGTCGCGATACGAGTCGAGTCGGACCCACCTTTGCCGCTCGCCAGCGGCGATCTCGACGTCGATCGCGCTACCCCTGCGCAGATGGCCGCCCGCCTCGGCATCGAGGCCATCGTGGGTGCGGCGGCCGCGGCCGTCATCGTCACCCAACAAACGAAGTAGCCCCGCGTCGGGCTCGCCCTCCGACGCGGGACTAGCAGTGAATCCTTAGCGCTGCGCCGGACGGATCAGCTCGGGCGCTGCGCCGCGCGTGGCGCCGAGACGCCGAGGGTGGCGAGCCCGCCGCCCCAAATCTCGTCGACACCGGCCTCGACGCCGAACACGACGAGGAAGACCCCCACGAGCGTCATCACGAGGAAGTACAGGTCGATCTGCATGTGCCCTCCTATCGGGCGGCGAGCGCCCTGAGCGCCGCGGTGGTGGTGATGTTCAGGTCGACGTCGCCGGCGATCCCGGAGACGCGGCCGGTGGAGCTGTGCTGCCAGATCGAGTAGCCGATCGCCGTCCAGGGCGACGGGATCACAGGTCGCGTCACACCGAAGTGGGCGATCCAGAGCCGGTGGCTGCGGTCGATCCAGCCGCACCTGAGGTGCTGGTTCGCGAACGCGGGGAAGGTGTAGATCAGCGTGCGGCGGCCGGTCAGCCTGCGGATCTCGTCGACAAACTGCTTGAGGTAGTTGCAGGTCCCCTGCCCGCTGAGCGTGGTCGACTCGATGTCGGCAACCGGGCGGAGGTCTTTCCCTTTGCGCCAGTCGACGCCGGCGGAGCGGGCCTGTTGCACGAACCATTGCGCCTCGATCGCGCCGGAGCGCCCGGCCCGGGGTCTGAGGAAGTGGTAGGCGCCGAAGCGCATCCCGGCCTGCTTGACCGCCCAGACGCGGGCGGGGGTGAAGGTGCGGTCCCGAAAGTCCTGCCCCTCAGACGCCTTGGCGATCGCGAAGGTGTAGCCCGCGCGCCTGACGTCATCCCACTGGATGTCACCTTGGTGTACGGAAACGTCGACGCCCTTGGCGGGCGCGGACGCGACGGGTTTCGGCGGCGGCTCGGGGATCGGCCCGGGGACGGGCACGCTGGGCTGTGGAGCGGGTGGTTTCTCGGGCGGCGGCGTGCGGTAGAGCTGTCTCCACGTGGCGGGGCCGGGGACGCCGTCGCCGGCGAGCCTGCTGCGCGTTTGGAATCGGATCAGGCACGCCCGAGCTCGTGCCCCGTAGGTTTCCGACGTCGCGTTGACCCGGCTGCACCCGTGTGCCCGCAGCCGCCGTTTGAGCCCGCGCACGCATGCGTCGCGGTCGCCTTCGCGGACGACGCACGGGTTGCGTTTGCGGGTGAAGATCGCGGGGGTGTAGCGGACGTGCCACGGCTCGTGGGAGGCGTCCGAGAAGCAGCTGACGCCGTTGACGGTCTGGGGGCGTTTGCACCAGCCGAAGCGGCCGCCGATCGCGTTGATCGTGGGGACGACCGTGGTGGGGCTGGTGTCGATCGCCCCGAGCAGGTCGGAGCCGTGGTTGGACGTCCCGGGGACGGCGGCGTTGCCGCACTTGCCGCGGGCGCACCAGAAGTTGCGCCAGAACACCTGCCGTGCGAGGGTGCGGTAGGCGGAGTCGCAGCCGTTGGCGGGGAGGATCCGGCCGGCGCGGAGCTGCATGTTGTTCCACGCCCTGGCGGCCGCCCTCGGGGCCTTGACGCAGCCGCCCTGGGCGACCGGGGAGAGCGCGGAGTGCGGCGCCTGCCCGTTCGGGAACGCCGCAGCGGGCCCGGCGGTGAGCAGGAGGGTGGCGAGCGCGATCGTGAGTGCTCTCAAGCTGGCCTCCGTGAACGCGCAACGCCCGCCGCACCTGGTGGCCTTGGAGTCCTACGTTTGCGAGGCTCTCTGGCGGGTTAGGCGCGACGGGCGAGCTGTGAGGGAGGGAGCTTCCCTCCCTGCCCGGATGGAATCACCTGTAAATGGACCGAAGGGACCACCAATGCCACGAGAACAAGCCCCCGCAGGCGTCAACGCACTGGCCGCGATCGCCGCGATGCGGCTCGCCCAGCAGGCCGCGAGCGAAGCGACGACCGAGCTCGAGCTGTACCGCCGCATCCTCGAAGGGCATGCCCCGCCGACCGATGACTACGACACCGAGGGCGCGGAGATCGTCCTCGCGTTGCTCACCGGCGACAATCCTGAGTTCCGGGCGGTGCTGACCTAATGGCGCTCGAGCTGAAGCCCGGCGAGTCGCCGATGGTGCCGACCGGCGGCCAGGACGAGATGGCGGAGCTGCTGCGGCTGATCGGCCGTTTCGGCGCCTGCTCGGAGGTGTATCTCAACCTCGACTCGTACAACCCGGCCGGCGAGTCGGTCTGGCACTGCGAGCTGCATTTCTGGACCGGGCCGCCGAACACCGGCAAGGCGGAGGACTACCACCACGGCTGCGGCGAGGGCCCAGAGTTCGGCCCGGCGCTCCGCCAGGCGCTCGACGAAGTCAACAAGGAGCTCGCCGATGCCGCCTAAGCTCCCGCCGATCGGCGCGACAGTCCGTGTGCGCGCCCAGCCCGGCGCCGCCGCGTTCGGTGCCAGGGACGTCGAGGTCCTCGCCCACCTGGGCGACAAGCTGCTGAAGATCCGCTACCTGCACATCGACCGTGAGTCCGAGGTGGCGCTGTCCCGGCTCGAGCGGGACGAGTCGGGCGAGGTGGCGCAGTTCTAGCCGCTGTCGGCCTGCTGCTCGAGCCAGCGCCGAAAGACCGCCTCGTCCTTCTCAAGGTCGACGACCCGGTTCGCAAGCTTGGCGTGCTCGTGGTCCATCGCCTCCAGCCGGGCGGGCAGGTGTTCGAGCACCGGCAGCGCGTCGTGGGCAGCCGTGGCGACCTTGTAGATCGGCCGCCAGACGCGGCGGTACATCAGCACGACCCCGGCGCCGGCGCCGCCCATCAGCGCCGCCCATTCGAGTACGCCGTGCGCGACCTCGAGGGCGTCGCCGATCAGCAGCGCCTGCAGGTACAGCACCCCGGCCCCGATCTTCCCGATCACGTCAGCCGACTCTCTTGACGCCGACGTGGATGTGATCGGCATGGTCAACGGCTGGGCCATAGATCACCTGTACCCGAAATAGTGCGCCGCCCTTCGCGCGGATCGTGAAATTGGTGTACCCGTTATATGTGAGCCTGCGCCCGAAACGCTTGGCGAGCAGCCCGAACGCCCGGTTCATCTGGGCGACCGAGCCGCCCAGGTCGACCGCGTACGCCTGCCTCGACCCGACGAAGTGGTCGGACACGGAGCTGCCGGTGTTGTACGGCCGCTTCCTCGAAGTGACCGTGAGCCCGGACCATCCGGCGAACGTCTCGGCGACCTTCGCGGAGCCGCCCCAGCCGCCGCCGGGCTCGACGAGCCTGGTCGCCTTGCCGCGGACGGTGACCTGGGGCTTGCCGCCGCGGCGGGTGGTGTCCCCCGGGATCGTGTAGGTGGTGTCCGGCTCGTCCGCGAGCGCCGAGATCTCGGCGGCGAAGCTGGCGGCGTCGAGCTCGCCGCGCATGAACGCCAGCGCGACCGACACCCGGTCGGCCTGGTGGCTGGCGCCAGCGACCGTCACCTTGCGCGCCTTGCGCGCCTTGCCGGGCGCTGGCAGCCCTGCGGCGAGCACGTCGGCGTGGCGGCCGCCCTGGGCGCGTTTGCCGCCGCCCGGCCAGGTCTTCATCCCTGCCAGCGTGTTGGCGTAGTGCTGGCGGCTCTCGGGGTTGTCTACTCCGGCGGGCCCGGCGTTGTAGGCGCGCAGCATCCCCTCGAGGCCGCGGCCCTTGTACTGGCTGAGGTAGCGGGCGGCGCCGAACACGGCGGACCGCCGGTCGTGCGGGTTGACGCCCATCCCGGCGGCGGTGCCGGGCATGAACTGCATCCACCCCTGGGCGCCGGCGCCGGACAGGGCGCCCTGGGTGTGGCCGGACTCGGCGCCCTCGAGGCCCCACAGCAGCGCGGGGTCGAGGCCGTACTTGTCGGCCGCCCGCTCGAACAGGTCCTGTTCCGCCTGGCTGGGGCCGCGGCCGCCGTCGGTGTTGGCCGGCACCCGGGGGGCGGGGCCGGACACGCCGCCCGCGACAGCGGCGCCGGACAGGTCGATGACGCCGGCGTCGTAGGTCGCGCCGCCGCCGTTGATGACCGCGCCGACGTCGACCGGCACCTGGTCGGGCAGCTCGTCGCGGAGGGTGCCGCCGAACGCCTCGTAGTGGGTGTCGTACTTCGGCGGCGTCTGCCTAGGGCCGATCTTGGTTTTGCGGCCCTTGTCGTCGGTGAACGTGATCGCCCCGGACGGCTTGACGCGCTTCGTCTCCTTGGGGATCCCGTCGCCCCTGGCCTTGGCCCGCACGTAGGGCTTGCGGGGCGCGAACGGGTTGATCGCCGGGTTGCCGAGCGGTCCGGGGGCGTTGCGAGGATCGCGCGATTGACGGACCTGTTTCGCCCCTGGGACAAACGCTTCCCCGAACGCCTTGAGCGCGCTCGCTGCCGGGTCGTGATCGCGGTAGCCGACGCTCGAGGTGTCCTTGCCCGCCGCCATGCCGCCCAGCAGTCGGCCAGCAGCCACCCGCTTGCCCAGGGCTACGCCTATGCCGTCCTGGGCGAACGGGAGGAGCCGCCCGGCCAGCCCGGCTACTGGGTTCAGGAGCTGTTCCCGGCCACTCTGGTCGCCCTCCGGGAGCAGCTGCGCGAGGGTGCCGAAGCTGGTGAACGGCGACGTGGGGATGAACCTGTCGCCGACCTGTAGCCCGCCGGCGAGGAACCCCTCCTGCGGGTCGGGGACGTGCAGCGCCTTCCGCTCCTGCTCTGTAAGCAGGTAGGACAGGCCGATCAGCCGCCGTTCGCGCTCGGTCATCGTGACCGCCGCGGCGAGCAGCCCCGCCTTCACGGGGTGCTTGACAGGGAGGGTGTAGGCGGTGAAGCGCATCGACGCCTTGAACCACGACCAGAACGGGTCGATCGGCGAAAAGGCGCGGGCGGCCGGGTTCTTGGTGTAGTCGCCGACCAGCTCGAGCGTGCGCCGCTGGAAGTCCTCGACGAGCGAGTCGTCCTTGAGCATCCGCTTGGCGAGGTCGACGTGCTGCCACTGCTTCATGCCGAGCTCGCGGGCGCCGTCGATCAGGGCGCGGCCCATGATCGCCTCGACGATCTTCGCTTCTGAGCGGGCGCCGAAGTTGAAGGCGGCGTCGATCGCCGCGTTCGGCACCGCCGTCGTCTTGCGGCTTATGGAGCTGTCACCGAGGGAAGAGGTGAGCTGATGAAGTGCTGATTCGAGGCCGTTGCGGCGGCGCTGGAAGATGTCCCGGACCTTCGGTTGCGCGACGACGCCGCGGCGGGAGCCGAAGTGGCCTTGCATGAGCGCGGTGATCCGGTCCGCCCTGTGCGGGTCGAGCTCGCGCATGGTGCGTTCCCATTCGCGGAACGCTTGCCTGGACATCGGCCCGGCGCCGCCGACCGCGGCCCTGGTGGTCAAGTCGACGAGGTTTCCGGCCTGCCACATGACTGACAGCGGCAGCGTGGCGCGCAGGAACTGGCGGGTGACGACCCGGCCGGCGGAGGCGATCGAGCCGGGGGCGGTGACACCCTTCTCCCAGCTATGCAGAACGGTCTTGGGCAGCGCCATCGCGACGCCGTCGCTACCCGGATCGTCCAGCAGGGCCTTGAGGTCCTGTGCCGTCAGATGTTCGCGCTGCGCGAGTCGCGCCGCAAGCTGGGGCGAGATGTTGGTGACCACGAATTCACGGCCCTGTTGATTCGCTGCGGCGGCGTAGCGGCGTGCCTCGTCCCCGCTCGTGATCCCGGAGCCGAACTTCTCCAGCTCCTGCAGTACGCGGGCCTGTCCCACTGCGCGCTGGTTCTCCATGAGGGTCGCCTGCAGGGCGTCGCGCTTCGGGTCTGGACGGCGGACGTCCTCGCCAGTCCACCCCGGCCGCCTGACCGGCTGGCCCGGCTGCGTGGTGCGCTCTGGTGACTCGTCCGCCCGGAAGCGGACGCCGATCACGTTGGCCGGGTCCTGTTTCTCGCCGACGAACCCGGTGTGCTTCGCCCGCTCCCGCTCGCCACGCGACTTCGCCGCCGTCTCGCGTTCCCGCGTGACCCGCACCTGGGCGGGCCGGTCGCGGTGCTGCAGCCGCATCTCGAGGTCCTTCTTGCGGGTGAGCAGCCCGGCCGTCTCGGTGTCGAGCTGCTCGAGTTCCTCCCGCACCTTCGCGATCCTGGCCTCGTCGACGCTGCCCTTGGCGTAGCTGCGGATCTCGCGATTGATTTCGACCAGCTCGCTCTTGGCGGCGCGGCGCTCCTGGCCGTCCGTCGACTTGGCCTGCCGTTCGAGCCGGGCGCGGCGCTCGTATAGCTCGTCGGGGACGCTGTAGCCGCGCCGCTCCAGCCGCGCCAGTTCGGTGCGCAGGAACTTGACCCGCTCGACGGCGGCGGGGTCGCCGTCAAGGCGCTTCTTCGTGGCGGCCTGTACGCGCTTCGGGTCGCGGACGGCCCTGACCTCGCCCGCGGCCTTCGCTGCCGCGTACGCGTCGTCGTACGCGCGCTGAGCGGCCTTTAGCTGCTCTTTGCTGGCCTTTCCTGCCGCGTGGGCCTCTCTGACCCTGTCGCGGGCCCTGAGCGCCTGTGTGACGCTGCTAGGCAGCTTCTCGCGGCGTCCGCGCTGCCGGGTCGGCGAGATCCCGGCGAGTTCGCGCTCGACGCCGGCGAGCTGCTCCCGCAGGTCGCGTGTGCGAGCGTCCGTCTCCTGGGCCTGCTGCCGGCGGCGGCGGCCCTCTTCTACCGTGACCCTTGGACGCCTGGGAGGTGACCCCGGATGGCTGTGAGCAGAGCGTGGTACATCACGAGAGTCGGGGAGCTCGTCCCCGGCGCGCACATGTACTGCCGACCCGCGGGCTACTGGTCCTTGGCGAGCGGCTCGGCCTGCGGCTGCCCCTCGTTCGATCACCCCGAGGTCCTCAAGGTGCCGTTCGACGTCCTTGCCGATCGACACGAGCTCGCCCGCGGCCTTACGGATCTCTGGCGTGGCGGCCGCGTCGCCCTTCTTCACCAGACGGGCGGCAGCCCGAGCCTCTGCCGAGCCTGCGCCCAGCTCCTCGGTGAATTCGCGCTCGAGGGCCCGCAGGTCCTGCGCGACCGTGCCCGGACGCACATGGCCCGCCGCCAGCCAGGCCACCATCCGCCCGCGGGCTTCGCGCTCGGCCTTGCCCGCGCCGCGAGTAGCCCGTCCGACCGCTCGCTTCACCTTGTGGGCCTGTTCGACCTCACGCCGGAGGCTGCCCGCGCGCTCTGAGTCGCGGCCGCGCTCGAACGCCTTGCGCGCACGCCGGTCGGACTGGCGGGGGCGCATGAGGGAGGGGTCCCTCCCTCTGGCCGCCTGGGCTACCTCGGCTGCCTTCTGTGCGCCGCGGACGATCGGGGAGCGGGCGTACTGGCGCTGCTTGTCCCCGGCGACCCTGACCCTGGGCTTGCCGCCCGTGCGGGCGCGGTGCTTCGCCTCCAGGCGTTCCCTGCGCAGCCGTGCGCGCGCCTGCCGGGCGTTGCGTGGCTTTGAGCGCTTCGGGGTAAGGATCTTCTTGTCGGACCGTGCGCGGGCCGCTGCGCTCCCCCCGGGGCGGGCGGCGTTGGTGAGGCGCCCGGCCACCGACAGCACAGCACCAGCCTCGAGGGCGGCGGCCACAGGGCGGCCCTTCGCTGCCCTCGCCGCGCCCTCGAGGTCACCTTTCGCCGCCCTGACGATCGGGGAGCTCTCCCGGAACTCGGCGGACAGCTTGTGCAGCTTCGGCGCGTGCCGCCTGGCGGCCTTCGCGTGCGACACGCCTTCGGCCCTGGCCTTCAGGTAGCCGGGGAAGCCGGGGACGGCCTGCCCGTACGCCTCGACGGTCTGCTTCAGCGAAGCGGGGGCACCCTTCACCATGTCGCCGACGTCTTGCTTGACGCGCTTCAAAAACGGCTGGGCCGCCCGCCGCCGCTCCTCCTCTCGGCGGTGGGCGCGCTCCGCCCCCTTCACACGTGTGGACCCGGCGTGAGTGCCGTACCTGGCGATCGCCTCCTCGTCGAGGCGGCGCTGCTTGCGCTCGTAGCGCATCCCGGCCTTCTTCGCCACCCGGGCCTGGGCGCGCTCGCGCGCGGCCGCGCCGGACTTGCCTTTCAGGCTCGCCTGCAGGTAGGCGCGTTCCCCGACACCCCGCTTGATCGCCTTCGTGTGGGCGTCGCGGGTGGCGCCGCGGGCGCGTTCGCGGCGGCGGCGGAACGCGGTCGCCTGCTCGACGGCGGGGATGCGGCGGCCGGCCCCGTCGGTGATCGTGCGGAAGGTGCGGACCTTGGGCTTGCCCTTGCGCTTGCCGAGCAGCGGCTCGACGACAGTCTTCGCAACGTCGCGGCCCTGCGCGTCCGTCTGGAAGGTCTTTGGTAGCGGCCGTCTCCCTGCCGCTACCTTGGCGGCACGCCTGCGGCGCTCCTGCCGGCGCTCCCGGCGTCCCCGGTCGTCGATTTGGCGGCCGTGGATGTCCCTGTCGGCTGTCCCTGCGCCGCGGGCGTTGCGCGCGTCTCTGCGCCGCTCCTGCCGCAGCTCCCGCTCGATCCTGTGTTCGGCTCGCTCTGTGCGCTCCGCCCGGCCGCGTTCCTGGGAGGGGCCGCCGTGCAGGTTCCGCATCGGGGCGATGCCGCCGCGGGCGAGCGCCTGGATCTTGCGCTCCATCTTCTGGGCGATCGGGGAGCTGTTGACGCCGTGCGTCCAGCCGCCGGTCGCTCCCGCGACCCTGCGGCGCCGCTGAGCGGGCGTCTCGGTGTGCCTACGCGGGCTGTTCTGGCGGTTGTAGCCCGAGCTGGGCGTCTGCGTCTGTGGCCTGACCGACGGCGCCCGTGTAGCGGGCGGCGATGACCGCCTGGAGCCGCCGTGGTGACCCGACGACGGGGTCTGCGTCTGCGGCCGGACTGATGGCGTCTGCCGCCGCGGCCGCGACCGCCGGCGCCGCGGGACGGTGCGGGAGCCGTAGCTCATCGCCTAGCCCCAAGGGGACTTGCCGCCAGGGAACTTGCCCTGCAGGTAAAGCCGGACGTCCTTCGGGATCTTGCCGCCCTTGGCGATCCACCACATCGCAACGAGGTCGGCGCGGTTCATCCGGCCGCCGAGCTCCTGGGCGGTGGCGTGCCAGGCGGAGTCCTTGTCCTTATAGCGCGCCAGGTTCTTGCGCATGCGGGCGGCGCCGCCCTGGTAGTAGGACTTCTTCTGCTTCCACTCGCGACGCTGCGAGGGGGACAGACCCTTCGACCCCTTCCCGCCGCCCTTGCCGCCGCCTGACCCGCCGCCGCCCTGCTGGCCCTCGGCGAGGTCGGTGGCGTTGTCCTGGGCGTTCATGCGCTCGTCGGACTCGATCCGCGCGAGCTCGCCGCGGAGGTCCATCAGCCCGAGCTGGCGTTGCAGCCTGCGGTCGGCCTTGTCCGACAGCGCCTCCTGCCGCAGCCCGGTGATCGCGATGTACGCCTCGCGGGCCTGCTGCTGCAGCTCGAGCGCGGTCTTGGTGCGGAAGTTCGACTTCTCGTGCTGCAGGTCGCGCTTCTTGCCCTCGATCACGTCGATGCGCTTGCCGGACTTGAGGTACTGGTCGATCCGTTCGCGCTCGCCGATCGCGCCGCGCAGCAGCAGGTCGTTCGTCTCGCCGAGCCCGGCGGTCTGGATCCCCTTGGCGATCGTCCCGGCCTGCCCGGCCTGGTAGGCGCCTGCCTGCTGCTGCAGCGACTGTGCGTGCCCGACGGCCTGGTCGCCGGTGAACCCCAGCATCTGGGCGCGCTGCGCGACCTCGGCATTCGCCGCTTCGTTCATGCCGCCGACCGCCCCGGCGGCGGTATCCGCGGCGCCGGCGAACTGCTGCCCGGCCTGCTGCGCGGCCTGCTGGGACGCCTTTGCGAGCTCGCCGATGCGCCGCTGGTAGGTGTCGAACGCCTGGCCGATCGTCTTGCCGTGCGCCTGCTCCCGCCGGATCTCGTCGCCCAGCAGGTGTTCGGCGCGGCCGTACTCGAAGTCGGCGATGTCGGACGCCTGGCCGAGGATGCCGGTGCCGCGTTCGCCGCGCGCCCGGTTGGTCTTCTGGTCGGCGCCGCGCTCGCGCCTGTCGACCTTCTTGACCTTGCGGGCCTCCCCGCCGGTGAAGCCGCCCTTCGCGGACACGCCCTTGACGGGGCCGGTGCGCTTCAGCCTGCGCCTGGTGCGCTTCGCGACGCCGGACCCGACGCGCTCGTTGTCGCCGTACCGGGCCATCAGCCCTTTCCTCGCGCGAAGGTGCCGTTCTTGGTGCGGTGCCAGAAGGTGCCGTTCGGCCCCCTGTAGGTGTTCTTGCCGACCTTCTTGAGCCCGGCCTTGCCGTGATCCTTCGTCTTGGTCGGGTGCACCCGCCCGCGGGCCTTGCGGGCAGCCGCCTCGGGCGGGATGTCGGTGTAGCCCTCCGGGTCCCCGCCGATCATCCCGGCGTAGTCGAACTCGGCGGCCTCGAGCTGGGAGCGGATATCGGCGTCGCGGTCCATGCGGTCGCGGGTGAGGTCGGCGACCATCTCCTGGTAACGCTGCTGCATGTCGTTCGTGGCGCGGCCGGTCTGGTCGCTGATCAGGTTCTCGGCGTTGATCATCGACCCGGAGAACAGCTGCCCGGACGCCGCCCCGGCGTTGAGCGACTTCTTGCGCGCGATCTTGTCGGCCAGCGCGATCTGGCTGGCCTCGGAGTACTGGTTGACCGGGTCGAAGAACCGGCCGTGGAGGGACTGCATGCCCTCGTCAAACGCGCGCCGGTTGGCCTCGTAGCCCTGCAGCCCGGACGCGCGCATCCGTTCCAGGGCGGCGGAGAAGACGTCGGGGGGGCCTGCCTCCTGCCCAGCCGGCTCCGCCGGAGCGGGCGGGTTGCCGGGGGCGCCGCCGCCGCCCGGCTGCCCTGGGCGGAGGGTGCCGTGACCCGGGATCAGCCGGCCGCCCTCGGAGCCGAGCGTCAGCGTCTCGGAGCCCTTCGGGCCGGTGAAGCTGCGCGGGTCGAAGCCGAGCCCTTCGATGATCGGCCGCCAGGCGCGACCGCGGTGACGGCCCGACTCCTGCAGCCTGCGGGCCTGTTGCCCCCAGTTCGTCGAGCCTTGGCGCAGCTGGTCGCGGCGGCCGCGCCGGTTGCGTCTTGGGCGGACGCGGGCGTTAAGGGCCATCGGTGCTCGCCTGTGACGGGTTTCGGCTCATGGTGGTCGCTGGCGAGCGTGAAGGAATGATGCTCCCTCTGACGGTCGGATTGGCGGCTATCAGTGGCCCAGGGCGATGTACTGGCATGACACGTTGAGCCCGGCACCGGCGACAAACGCCCGGAAGTTCTGGGCGTGCCCGGCGGGGTTGACCTGCACGACGGCGAAGTTGGCGGCGCTGACGCCGAGCCAACTGTTCTGAGCGACCACAGCGTCGATCATGGTTGGGAACGCCGTCGGTAGCGCGAAGTTGGCCCAGCCGCCGCCATCCGAGTTGACGGCCGGCCGCGCCCCGGCCTTGATGATGAACCCGCCCAGCTGCAACTCGAGCGCCGCGTCCGCCGCCTCAAGGCTCGCAAGCGTCGCCGCGAGGCCCCCGGGCACACCGCGCTCGATGAAACCTGCGAGCCTGCCGACGTCGCCGCCGAACTTCGGGAGCTTCACCTAGAACCCCAGCGCCATCGCCCAGAGCTTGCGGTCCTTCGCGGTGACGGTCCCCGACGACGCCTTGTACTGGACGCTGATGTCGTAAGTGCCGGCGTCCGCCTCGATCGCGCACAGCCCGCCGAAGTGGTTGAGCGTCTGCGCCGTGGTGGTGCTCGACACGCGGGTGTTCTGGATCTCGCCGGACAGCTGCGACAGCGAGCTGTTCGCGATCGACGCCGCGGCCAGCGCCCGCCCTGTGCCGCTGAGCGCGGTGATCAACGACGTGTCGCTGGTGAAGCTGAGCAGCCCCATCGCGCAGGACAGCAGCGGCACGTAGGTGTTCGGGGAGCTGCCGCTCGCGGTGCCCTCGATCGCGGCGGCCTCGAGCACGTCCTGCGCGTGGTTGGTGGCGAAGCACTTGAGCTGGGTGCTGTCGAGGAAGATCGCGGCGCGCGCGGACGCGTCGACCGATTCCTTCCACAGCGCCCGGTAGCCGACGAGGATCAGCCCGTCGGAGGGGAGCACCAGGTCGGTGACGACGTCGGGGCCGTTCGACAGCGCCCCATAAGCGACGTTGGTGCGGGTCCCTTCCGCCGCCTGGGCGAACTTGCCGCGCCGGGTGACGCCGCCGGTGCTGACGCCGAGCAGGGTCGCGAGGGCGGCGCTGAGCTCGGCGGCGGCGATTGTGCCGTCGGCGATATTGCCGCCATCGAGCAGCCCGTTGACGACGTCGCGGAGCGCCTTCAGGTTGGCGTCGACGTCGCCGATGTTTTCGGGCAGCCCGGCGGTCAGCGTCTTGGGGAAGACGACGTCGCTCATGCTGTTGGGACCTCCTTGCGCCGCCTTGAGCGGGCGTAGTGGTAGAGCACGGCTTGGTCGAGCAGCCACGGCTGGCCGGCCTCCCCGGCGGCGATCCGCAGCGAGTGGCGTGTCGCCCTGACAGTTTCGAGCCGCACGATCGCCTCGGACAGCGCAGGCTCGGGCCCCCAGACGTCGCTGGCGTCCCCGCCGCCGCCCCAGGTGTCGACGCCGAGGCCGTCGCCCCAGCTGTCGACGCCGACGGACAGGTCGAGGTAGGCGCCGCCGCCGGCGACCTTGTAGTCCCCGGCGACCTGGATGAACATGCGCCCCGCGCCGACGCACTTGACCTGGCGGGCGACGACGGTGCCGTCGTCAGCGATCGGGGTGTAGGCAGTCTGGATGTAGGAGCCGATCGCGGCGCCGTTGTCGGTGTGGACGCCCTGCCGGATGGCGGCGACCTGTCGCAGCGACCCCGCGAGCGCCGTGTGCAGCTCCGGCTGGTCCTGTTGGCGGAACGAGATCAGCCCGGCGGCGGGGATCCGCCAGATCGTCCAGACGTCGAGGGCGGGGTCCCACATCAGCACGCGGTTGTTGGCTGTCCCGTCGGCGCACGCGAGCGCGACGTACAGCCGGTCGTCGTGCCAGCACATGCGCGCCTTGTCGGCCTGGGCGTGGTTGAACGCGCCGCCGCCGCCGAGCTCGTAGTGGACGGGGAGGTTGCCCTCGAAGATCGGGTCGATCGCCCCGGAGATCCGTTCCGGCGGCTCCATGCCGGCCATCCGGTAGATGCCGCCGCGGCCGAGGAAGTAGAAGCCGTCGGGGCCGACGCAGCAGGCGCCGTGGCCGGCCATGCCGATGCCGGTGTCGATCGTCTCGAAGTGGAAGACCGGGTTGCCCGCGGCGTCGTCGTCGACGCCGTAGAAGACCGCAACCTTTGTCTCCTTGGGGGCGAACAACAGGTCGCGCCAGGCGCCGAGGCCCATGATCCCTTCGCCGTCGCCCGGGGCGATCCTGACGAAGTTGTTGGCCCCGAACACGACGGGGTTCGCGACGTCGGAGAACCGGACGGCGGACGGGTTGCGGTCGTCGGCGGTGCCGGTGAAGTTGGCGTTGACGAGCCGGTGGTTGAACACGGCGACGTGCTTGCCGGTGCCGACCCCGGCGTTGCCGGTCAGCGCCGGGGCGGACCAGCCGGACGTCTCGTCGTACGCCTGCAGCGCTTCGATGCCGTTGGCGATGTAGGTGCGCTCGAGCGCCGGGGTGCCGACCCTGGCGGCGGACCACCTGGCGCCGTCGGTGAGGCCGGTGAGCGCGGCGCCCTGGGTGGCGCCGCCGGTGGTGTACGCCTGGCCGCCGGTGCCGCGCCCGACGAGCAGCCGCCGGATGCCGCCCGCGGTGCGGTGCTCGGCCACCGAGTGGACGTCGGCGGCCGCCTGCGCCTGCAGCATGTTGATATAGCCGTCGCGCTGGGCGACGCGGCCGCGGATCGGGAACCAGACGTCGGACAGGTCGATCGCCCCGTCTTGGTGCCCGGGCCGTTCCTTCAGCTGTAGCCCGGGCGAGAAGTGGTCGACGATCGCCTCGGCGAGGCTCACCAGATCGACTCCGGCTGGATGTACCTCGGCTCGTCCGCCTGGTCGGGGAGCACCGCGGCGCGCATCTGGTCGAGTCTGCGCTCGATCACGCCGCCCTCGTGGGCGGGCTTCTCGAGCTCGGCGGCCTCGTCCTCGCGGCCGTCGTCGCGGAGGCCCTTGCAGACGGCCAGCTCGACGATGATGTCTCGCCACGCGAGCGGGGTGTGCGGCTCGTCCTCGTCGCTGCCGGGCTCGTCGCCGCCGGTCTGCCACGGCGCGACGGTGAAGTAGACGACGGTCAGCTCTGTGGCCGCCTCGGGGTGGGTGCGGAGGGAGGTTTCTCCCTCGATCAGGTATTCCCTGCCCGGCTGGCCCTGCGACTCCCGCTCGTTCAGCGCCCGGCTTTCGCTGATCGGCCAATAGCGGCGGTTGGTGCTCGTTTCGCGGACGTGCTTGACGAGCGCCCCGGCGGGGATCGCCAGCGGCGCGGCGCCGGCGATGACGGCGCGGCGGAAGTCCCACAGCTCGAGCGTGTGCAGCTCCTGGGCGGCCTGTTCGACGAACAGCCCGAGGCGGCTGTTGCCGAGGTGGTGGAGGCCCCGGTCGGCCGTCTCCTGCCGCAGCTCAGCGTAGGTGCGCAGCATCTACCGCCACTGCTTTCGGTTCATCTTCTTGAGCGTGTTCGTCCTGTCGGCGCGCGCCGCCGCGAGCTTGTCCTGCTCCTGGCTGATTGCGCCGTCGATCAAGTCCTTGGCGCGGCCGCCGACGGAGATCTTCGGGTCGAACAGGTGCGACAGCGCGTGCCCGAGCTCCTCCCGGAACCGCTCCGACTTGTCCTCGCGGGCGGCCCGGGCGGCGCCTTCGATGAGCGCCCGCTCCTTGCGGAACTTCTCCAGCAGCGACCCGTTCGACCGGGCCTGGTCGTAGCGCATCAGCCGGTCCCAATGCCGGACGTCGGGGTCGCAGAACTGGCCGTGCTCGTCCTGGATCAGGAACCACGAGATGACCCCGTCCTCGGAGCGGTAGACGATCAGGTAGCGGTCGCCCTCGGCGAAGCTGCAGGCCGGCTTGGTGCGAATCATGTCGATCCGGTTGGTGTCGAGCTGCTTCAGCTGGTTGCGGAAGACGTGCGCCTGCATCGAGTCCGTGAAGTCCAAGGGGCGGGCTTCGTCCGGGTGGACGCCTTCGGGGAGCCAGAGTGTGTGGTCGGTGCGCGGCATGACGGTCCTCTTCTGGCTCCGTGGGTGGCGAGCGACACCGGCCGGGAGGGAGCCACCTGCCCGGCCGGTGCCGACGGCGCTACTCGGAGATGTCCTCGAGCACGCCGAGCGTGTTGCGGCGGTTCGTGCCGACGTTGCAGTACTTCGCAGCGCGGGCGACGAACGCGTCGTAGTCCTGCCTCCAGGCGAGGATGTCTCCGCCGGTGGTCTGGTTCTGCCAGGCCACCTTTCCGGCCGAGTACATCTGGATCGCCTTCTTCAGCAGGAAGTAGACGCGGTTCGGGAGGCAGTGCGGATCCCCCCGGAACTCCATCTTGCGGTACGTCGGGCCCTGGACGTTGCCGGCCGAGAGGTCGGTGTCGCCCATGAAGCGGACCTGCGGCTGGAGCATCTCGTAGTACTTCTGCTCCACACCGAGGGACGCGAGCAGCCCGTCCGTCTTGCCGCCGCGCTGCCGGATCTTGCGCTGGAGGGTGTTCATCAGCGGGATCGACAGCGAGCGGTTGACGCCCGAGTTGCCCTCGACGACGGCCTTCCAGTAGCCCTGGCCCGCCGTGGCGGGGTTGAGGCCACCGAGAACGTCGGTGTCGTCGATGATGGTCTGCAGCCCCGACACCTCGTACGAGCCGTCCGTGACGTCACGGTTGCCGTAGAGGAACAGGTGGCTCGCTGCGGTCACCGCGGTCGCCGTGTCGAGCGTCAGCGTGGGGGCCGACACCGAGTCGTTGACGTTGGTGATCCGAACGCCCGTCTGGTCGAGCACGGGGTTCGCGAGCGTCCCGACGTCGAGCACCTGGCCCTCGTACAGCCAGCCTCGCTCGATGACGGGGTAGTTCGACGCCCCCAGGGTCAGCGTCGTCGAAGACGCGTTGCCGGGGAGGGCAGCCAGCGTGAGGCGGGCGGACCCGTCTCGGTGCAGCTGCCGCTGAAGGTCGAACTGGAAGGACTCGATGCCCTTGTTGACCTCCAGGTCGATTTCACGGATGCACGCCTGGCGCTGCGTCTCCATGCGTGCGACCACAGGACCCTCAACCTGCACCTGCAGATAGAGGTTCTTGTAGTTGTAGGTGGCCTTGCCGACGCGCTGATGGTCGGGTGGGGCGAGCTTCTTCCCGATACCACGCGCCGAAAGGCCGCCCGTGCGGCCGGTGTAGAGCGGGACAGATGCCTTGAGGCCGTCCGAGTCTGTGTACTCGGTGACCTCCTCGATCCAGTCGAGTAGCACCGTGTCCTCGAGCAGCTGGGATTCGAGGTTGTCCTCGACCCAGACCTCCTTGAGGATGTCCTGCACGGCCGCGATCCCTGCTGGGTTCGCGACTGGCGTGGGCATTTGCGGCTTCTCCTCTTCGAGTGGTGGGTTGGGTTAGGACGCCGTCCCGGAGAAGTGCCGCGACGCGATCTCGTCTGCCATCGCGTAGCGGTCCTTCGGGTCCTTGACGTCCATCCGGCGCTCGCCCGGAGCCCCTCCCGCCGGCGGCGGGGTGGGTGTCTTCGACCGGATGACCCGTTCGACCTCGAGCGCGACGGCGGCGTCGAATTGCTCCTGCGCCGCTGTCATGTTCGGGAGCCCGTCCTCACCGGGGGGGAGCACCGCGGCGAAAGCCGCGAGGCTGTTCCGGATCGGTTCGGGCACGTCGACGTGCGTTGCGTCCTCGCCGCCGTAGCGCTTCTGCGCCAGGCCGGTGAGATGCTCGTTGACGCTCTGGCGGATCGCCTGACGCGCAGCGTCCTGGGCGGCCGACTCTTCGTCGGCCTCCCGCTGCCGTTCCCGCTCGATGAGGTACTGGACCTCTTCGGGCAGCTCGGCACCTGGCTCCTCGCCCGGTTCGTACTCGCCGCCGGATTGGGCCTGTTCCCAGGCTTCCTCCGTCAGTTCGAGCCCGTACCGGCCGAGGACCGTCGACAGTGCGTCGTAGGCGGTCTCGGGCGATTCGAGGCGCTCAGCCAGTTCGAGTGCTTCTTGCGCCGCTTGCCGCTGTTCAGCCGCGGTCTGGAACGCGCGGGTGACTGCGGGGCGGGTCGCGTTGATGTAACGCTCGACGTGTGGCCGATACTCCTCTGGCACCTCCTCGAGCCGGAACGGCGTGTCGATGCCTGGGGCATCGGTGGACGCTTCCGGCGCTGGGGCCTGGGGGTCGGGGGAAGGCTCTGCGGGGGAGGCCGGCTCTGCCGGTGGCTCGGTTCCGTCGCCGCCGCGGACGCGCAGCATCGTGCGGCCGTTGTAGGTGACGGTGTCCCCGTCGTGTCTCGCCTCGAGCTCCATGCTTCTCCTTTGTCGGGCCCGGGGCGAGCGGGTAGCCGTGTTGGGTGCAATCACGACTTGTAGAGCGAAAGGCGGACGGATGAAGGGAATTCGCTCCCTCACGATCACCATCGAGCAGCGCCGCAGCGACGGCGCGCTGATGGTTTCGACCGAAGGGAACGGCAGCGGCCGCAACTGGGAGCGCCGATCAATCGGCCGCACCCGCAACCTTGAGAAGGCGCTCGGCTACCTCGACGTGGCGGTCAACGCTGGCCCCGATGACATGCTCGCCGATTGGCACGACCGATGACCAAGCGCCTCAAGTTCGTCCCCGCTCCCCCGCCACCGCCGCGCTGCGACGCCAAACGTGGGCCGCGTTCACGCACGCGCTGCGAGCTGCCGCCCGATCACCAGACCTTCCACCTGGGGCGGTCGCCGTCGGGCCGGTGGTTCAGTTGGCCCTGAGACCGCCCGGCCCTGACGCCCGCCGCCGTCGCGCCGATCGCGACCGCAAGCGTCAAGAGCGCGAACGCAAGGTCCTCGCGCTCGAACCGTGCCCCTACTGCAAATCGCATGAGCCGCCCGACCGTTGCTGCGACGCTAGTCGCGCGGCCGGGGAGCCGGCCGGTTCAGGAGCGTGACGCCGACCGGCTGTAGCTGTCGCACACCTGGGAAGGCGTGACCTCGGCCGCGTACTTGGTGCACTGCTTCTGACGCTGACCGACGTCGCGGACCCTGGCCGGGTCGTATGCCTCCGCGAAGGCGTAGTGGGTGCAGTTGCCGCACGCTTCGATCCTCCCGCCTGCCGGTGGCGCGTCGTGGATACGTAGGTTCGGTGGCTCCATCGTGCCTGGAAACGCTAGTCCTCGAAGGGGACGGGAAGCCCGGCGGCCCGCGCAGCCCGGTTGATGCAGTCGCGGCAAGTCCAGCCCAGCGCGCGTTTCCCGTCGGCCAGCACGATCGACAGCACCGTCGCCGTCCAGGTGACGCGGCGGCAGACGCCGCAGCGCGGCGCGTTCACTCCGGTAGGCGCGGCTGGCCGGTCGGGTGGACGATCCCGGCTATCCGCAGCACGCCACGCGCCTCTTGCTTCACAAAGACCATCGTGTCGCCGGCCGGGTCGTACCCCACCACGGTCGTCCCCCACCCGCGGTACGGAATCACGGTCCCCCACAGGTAGCGCTCGGCGCGCACACGTCGGAGGTGCAGCTCGAGCGCGACACGTCTGCGGATGCGTCCGATCACGTCAATCCCTCCTTCTGCTTGTCCATACCCGGCTTCGACGGCTCCGGCTTCTCGCCGCCAGGCCGGGCGGCATTCTCCTGGCCGGTCTGCTCGGCGATCGCGGAGGTGGCCTGGGTGGCCATCTGGACCTGCTGCGCCTCCCTGGCGCGGTGCGCCGACAGGTGCGCGCGGGCGACGCCCTGCACGACCTGCGGCTGCCGCTCGAAGTCGACGGTCAGCATCCACTGAGACAGCACGTCGGCGTGTATCTCGTCGTCGTCCTCGTCCCCGATCTGGGGGCCGAGCTCGAGGATCGACGCCTGCAGCATCTCCATCGCGACGTCGGCGGCCTCGTCGATCGGCAGCCCGTTCTGGGCGGCGATCTGGTAGGCGGCCTCGTCCATGTCGGGCAGGTCATCGGCCGGCTGGTCGGCCAGCGCGATCATCTGCTCGATTTCCCGGTACTGCTTCGCGATCTGCAGCTCGTACGCGTCGATCAGCCTCTGGGCGGTCCCGGCGTTGATCGCGGCCATCGCCTGGTGGACGGGGACGTGCCCGGCCTCGAGCAGCTGCCACACGATCGCGTTCTGGGCGGCGCGCGACCTTCCCTCGATCGAGCCGGGGGACACCCGGATCTTGACGGCAGGGATGTCCTCGCCGCGGAGCCCGTCGACCGTCTCGATCCCGAAGCGGCCGTTGAACTCGATCCTGCGGGCCTCCGTCCAGTGCTCCTGCACCAGCTCGATCAGGTGCATGCCGACCCCGGCGTACCAGCGGGCGATCTCCTTGGCCTGCAGCGACCGCCGCGACTGGTCCCGCTCGATCGCGGTCGCCAGGTGCTGGGCCGACTCGGTGTCGCCGAGGTCCCAGGAGCCGAATAGCTCCTCGAAGTCGCTGAGGCACTGGTCGAGAGTCTTGAATAGCGACATCGGGATCTCGGGGACCTCGCGCCACTGCGGGGTCTGGCCGGCGACGGGCCGGTACTCGATGATTTCGCCGGGCCTGCCCTCGGGGTCCTCGAGCAGCGACCCGTACGGCGCCAGCAGCGCCGGGTTGAGGACGAGGTTCTTCCACATCTGGATCTGGGCGATCGTGCGGTTGTAGGTCCGCTGGATGTCGATCGCCATCTCCCCCGCGCCCATCGGCCGGTGGCGGTGGTCGCGGCGCAGCCACGGCAGCTCGTGCAGGCACGGCTTGTTCTGCGAGCGCCGCGGGTCCCTGGGGTAGGGGCGTTCGCCCTGGACGAGCTCGCCGGTCGATAGGCACGACAGCCAACGGCCCTTGGGGTACTTCGCGCAGGGCCGTTCGAGCCACTCGTAGACGAACACGAGTTCCTTGTTCTCCTGCGACTGCGGGCTGCCCAGCTCGTAGTCCGACCCGGCGGCGTCGGGCTTCAGCTCGGCGGGGCCGATGTAGCCGGGGCGCTCCATCACCTGCCTCGGCGGGTAGGCGCGCTTGACGATGTGGACCGGGGCCTTGGCGAACTCGTAGCCGGGCTCCCACATGACCTCGTCGGGCTGCAGCTTCAGGAACGCGATGTCGCCGGTGTAGATCGCGCGGCCATCATCGTCGCCGCCCATCAGTGCGCCGGCGGCCGGGTCCCAGTGCGGCCACAGGTAGGCGGCCCCGGCGTTCGCGGCGGTGATCAGCTGGCCGGTGGTGAGCGTGTCGAAGCCGAGGTCCTCGTACAGGTACAGCAGCAGCTGTTCGGCCTCGCGGCCGCCGTACCCGGTGCGCGGGTCGCCGTTGCGTGGGGTCGCCTCCCAGACGGGGGCCCTCGATGACAGCAGCGCGCACTCGCGGGTGCAGCCGGTGGTGTAGCGGTTCCGGATCGGCCGCTGCAGCCAGCGTGGCTTGGAGCCGCCCTCGGCGGTTTCGAGCTCGGTGACGCGGGCGGTGTTCGCGTTGATCTCGGCGTACTGGTGGTGGTCGAAGAACGCGAGCGCGAGCCGCCAGATCGGCTTGTAGGTCTGCATGGCGGCGTCGGCGGTCTTGATCCGGCGCATGTTGTCCGCCTCGAGGTGGCGGCCGTTCGCCAGCGTTTCGGCTGGCGGCATCGTCGCTTCTTTGCTCATCGGTCCTCCGTGAGCGCGAGCAGGGTGGTCAGCACGTCACGGTCCTTCTTGACGCCGCGGTTGCACGGGGGGCAGGCGCCGGTGTAGTTCTCCCAGCCGTCCTGGCCGCCGCTGTCGAGGTTCTCGATGTGGTCGACGTCGTTGACGCCGGTCGCCGTGAGCTCGGCGGGGGCGCCGCAGTAGGCGCACGGGTCGCGCTTGACGATCGCCCAGAACGCCTTGTCCATCCGGGTCTTCTCGGCGGCGCGACGGCGGGCGTCGTAGTCCTGCCGGTTACGGCTGTAGCCCCGCGTGATCACGCGCCGGTCGGCGCGGGTGCGCTGCACCAGCCCCGATGCGACGACGGTCACTGCAGCTCGACCCCGCGGGCCTGCAGCTCCCGGTCGATCGCCTTGGCGACCTCGATGCGTTTCTTCTCGGCACTCTGCTGTTCGCGGCGCTGGCGTTCCTTCTCGAAGAGGTGGTCGATCGACGCCTGTTCGGGGGCGGACACCTTGTGCGCGAGCTCGCGGTTGGCGTCGAGGACGCTCTCGATCTGGGCGCTGTGGGCCTGCGCCTGGCGGCCGACGACGTCGCGGAAGATCAGCAGCGCGGCGACCGCAAGGCCGCCGAACAGCAGCAGAATCACCAGTCCGAGGGCGACGAGCAGCGGCGTTGACATGCCCGAATCTTGCGCTGGTGCGCGGACGGCTAGCCGACATGGATGATCAGTTTCGGGCTGCCGGGCTCCGGCTCGAAGCCGGGCAGGCTGGGTGTGCCGACCTCGCGGCCGTGGACGATCCCGGCCGGGTAGACCTTCGGCGACACGGTCGGTGTGCCGATCGCGCGACTGTGCAACCCGGACGTCGGGCTGATCGTCACGTTGACAGCCGGACTGCCGATCGCCCTGGTGTGGACGACGGAGGCGGGCGCCACGTTCGCCCCGGCGGTCACGGTTACGGCGCCCTGCCCGCGGGTGTGCGACACGGACGCCGGGGCGAGCTTGGGGTGGATTGAGGGAGTGCCGGTCCCTCTCGCATGTACGACGGAGGCGCCCGCGACGCTGGCGTTGACGGTCGGTGTCGAGCTGCCGCGGGTGTGGACGACGGAGGCGGGCGACACGGTGCTGCCGACCTGCACGGCCGGGGAGCCGACTGCCCTGGTGTGCGCGACCCCGGCGGGCGCGACGGTCGTCGACACGGTCGGTGTGCCGACGGCGCGGGTGTGCGTCTGCCCGGCTGGCCGAACCTGCGGGCTGACGGTCGGCGTCGACGTGCCCCGCGTGTGCGTGATGGACGCCGGCGACACGGTCGTGACGGCCGCCGCCTCCTTGAGCGCCGCGATCAGGATGCTCCATGCCAGCGGCGCCCCGTTGAAGTCGTGGCTGACGTTGCCGGTCGCGCCGGCGGTCGCACGCGTGCCATGCGCGAGCCACCCGCCGCAGTCAGCCCCGGTCGCGATGGTTGTGTAGAAGTCCTGCGGCAGCGACGCCGGGTCGGTCGCCGTGGTGGTCACGGCTGTCGCCACGTTGTCTGCTGACATGCCCATGCTCGCGACGTACTGGCTCGCCGCGGTGGTCGTGACGCCCGTTGCGACGCCCGGGTCGGCCGTGCCCGCCGTCCTGGCCGACGCTGCGATCGGGTTCGAGGTGTCACAGCCGGTGAACGTCCAGGTGCGGCCGTACTTGTGGCCGGTGGTGCCGGACCAGTCGCACAGGACCGTCGCCGGGTCGCCGGGCTGGTAGGCCCGCCAGAACCAGTAGGTGCGCCACGTCGTGCCCGTGTCGATCGGGCCCGCGATCAGGTTCCACCCGGCGGGCGTCGCCAGCGTTACGGCGTTTGAGCGGGCGCACGCCTGCAGGAACGTGACTTGCCCGACCGCGTTCGCGGAGACGCCGGGCGAGATGTCGGCCCCTGTGGAGCCGAGTAGCGCGCCTCCGCCCCAGAATGCGACGGCCATCCGGGGCCGGGCCTAGATCTTGCCGATTTTGTTCGCGCCGTTGTCCCAGGCGATCGTCACGTCGCCGCCCAGCGTGACGGGCATGCCGGTGACGGAGTCCCACCACAGGATCGGGAGGCTGTCGGCGTCGTTGGTGACAAACCGCCACAGCGCGATGCCCTCGCATTGGTCGCCGGCAGTGCCGACGAGCGCGACGTCGTTGGCGTCGAGGACGCCGTCGACGGCGGCGTCGATCAGCGTCATGTTCCCCGACGTCTCCTCCCTGGCGCCGGAGGCGATGTCGTCGAGGAAGTCGTGGGCCGCCAGGTCGACGGAGTAGTCGGCGGTGTCGACGAGCGCGCAGCGGATGTTCGAGCCGCCGGACGCCTTCCAGGCGATGTTGCCGAGCGCGAAGTTCTTGATCCCGTGCTGGTAGAAGCCGTTAGCCACCTGGCACCCCCACTGTGGTCATGACCGATCGGATTTCGGCTGCCTCGTCGTCAGAGACGGGGCGGGGGAGCTCGCCGCGTGCATAGCCCTTCACGATGAAGTTGACGGCGGTGTCCTCGTCGACCATGTAGGTCCGGCCGGCCGAGAAGCTGTAGCGCTTCCCCTCGGCCTGGTTGACCCAGCCGGCGACGTCCTTGTTGAACGTCACTTCCACCTGCGGCGTGAACGCGCGCCGGACGGGCACGAACTCGACGGTGCGGAACCGCCGCTGCTTCGCGCGCTTGATCCGGGCGAACACCCGCTACTCCCAGAAGTAGGCGATGTGGCCGTTCGCGTCGACCCCGGCCGGGTTGACGACCTCGAGCCCCTTGCCGGGCGGGGTCTTGATCGCGGGGGCGTCGAAGCTGCCCGCGTAGCTGGCGCCGGGGTCCTTCACCTCGAGGTACTGGACCGTGTTGTCGGTCGACCTCAAGATGATCGTCCCGGCGGCGCTGATCGAGAGCATGTAGCCGGTGACGACGAGAATCGCGTTCGGCCGGTCGGTCGGCGGCGTGAGGACCGCGTTGTCGCCGTCGGCGTCGGCGTTGATGTTGAGGACCTGTACGTCCTTGGCGCCGTAGGTTGCCATCAGACCTTTACCTCGCTTCGCTTTTGTCCGCGTGCGAGGCGCGGCTTGAGTTCGCCTGTGCGCTGGTCGACGGTCGCGCCGGCGTCGAGGGTTGCGCGGACGGAGCGGCGCAGCTCGGCGAGCTCGATCTCGGTCATCTGCAGCTCGCGGACGCGGGCGCGCAGATCTTCGAGGTCCTCGCGCATGACCTTGACCTGCTCGGGGGATTTCCAGCCCATCAGCCGGGCGGCGTCGGCGATGAACTGCTGCGCGACGTACATGCGCGCGCCCTCGTTGTGGAGCGGCATCGCGCGCTGGAAGTCGACCAGGTCCTTGTGGCCGCCGCCGAGTACGCAGCAGCCGGGGTAGAACTGGCCGTCCTCGACGAGCTGCATCGCTACCGGCCGAGGACCGTGACGTCGACGTAGCAGCCGGTCGGGTACGCCTCGGCCGCCGTCTTCTCCGTCAGGGCGGTGCCCGCGGCGGAGCCCTCGAACGCGATCAGCTTGCCGGACGTGCGGTCCCACGAGACGGGGATCGCCGTCTCCTCGTCGGAAGCCATCGCCAGGCCGTGCACGATCACGTCGTGGATCTCAGCGAAGCCGTAGTCGCCCGGCACGAGCGTCTCGCCCTCGTCGGCGTAGGTGCCGGAGAAGGTGATGGTGGCGCGGCACTCGTGGATGGTGCCTCTGCTGTCTCGGCCGCGCTGACTGACGGTGTGGGCCATGTCGTCTCCTGGTCGATCGCGGCGAGCTCTCTGGATGGTCTTGTACGCTGCCCAGCGGACGGATACAGCTACGAAGGGAGCTCGCCTTGCCGCCCCAGACCACGTCCCGGCCGTCGCCCGCGCAGGAGCGCAACGCCGGAAATCGCGGGAAGTTGATGACAGCCCGCGATCGCGAACGCCTCGAGGTCGATCACCGCTTCGCCTTCCACCGGGCGAGCACCGAGGAGAAGCAGGCCGCCCACGGCACCGTGAGGCAGATCACCGGCGACGCCGCCCGCCAGCTGGTGGAGGTGCTGCCGGACGGGAGGGAGAAGTCCCTCGCTCTCACCAAGCTCGAGGAAGCGATGTTCTGGGCGAACGCCGCGCTGGCGCGTGCGACCGACAATCAGGTCGACGCGGCGCAGCGCCAGGCCGCCGACATGCAGCGGCCGGACGGCGCCCCCGTCTAGATCGCGTGCGCGCTCGCCCTGGGCCGCCGGCGGTTGGTGGCCTGGGGCGGGAACGCATGGTCCGGGTTCGTCTTCCACGAGTCGCGGCGTTCCTGGCGGCGCTGCGCCGATTCTTCTCCGGCGGACAGCTGGCCCGTCACCTCCCAGGGGCGGTGGCAGATCGCGTACCGGAGCGCGTCCAGCTTGTGGTCGTGCCGCTTGACGACGTCCCATTTGCCGGACTCCTCGTGGAACTTCCGCCTGTAGCGGGCGGCTTCCCACAGCAGCCCGTTGCACATCGTCGACACCTGCAGGAAGTTCTGGGCGATGCGGTCCTCGATGATCTCGATACCGCCCTCACGGTCGTTCTGGCCGTGCGCGGGATAGATGCCGTTCATGTGGTACGACGTCTCGACTGACACCGCGGTCGTCAGCGTCCGCTGCCTGGCGGCCGGGTCGATCACGAACTGCACCTTGCGTTCGTCGAGGTCCCACTCCTTCAGCTTCTTGCGGATCCGGTCGCAGATGACGGAGGTCTCCGCGTCATGAATCTCGAGCTCGTCGAACACGATCGCTGCGTTATCGCGATCGAAGCCAACGAAGACGACGCCCGCTTCTCGGACGCCCGGGTCGATCCCCACGACTACCTCCAGGCTCCCCACAAGCCGGCGGTCGGGGGGCAGGACCTTCGCCTCCTCGAAGCGCGGGTACACCATGCCCTCGAAGTGCACCATCACGCCCTTCTTGCGGGCCTGGACTTTCTCTTCGGACAAGCCCTTGAGCGCGCGCTTCTTGCCGCCCTCGGCAAGGTGGGGATTGTCGTCCATGTCGGACAGCACGACGTCGATGTCCGGGTCCGACTTGGCGGCCTCGAAGATCGCGTCGAACATCCACGACATGCCTTGCAGCGGCGTCATCGTGAACAGCTCATCGCCGTCGAAGTCGATGAGTCGCATCTGACACTCCTCCCGGATGTCCTCTGGCGGCTCCTCGTCGTAATGGCATCGGTGGAGCGCCGCGCCGCCGAACTTGTCGACGTCCTGCTCGAACGACATGAAGTCAAAGCGGCATCCGCACTCGAAACGCAGGCACTCGTGACCCTTGTCGTAGGAGGCGTCGAACAGGCCGTTTCGCAGCATTTCCTTCGGCGTCCAGTCACGCAGCTTCTGGATGACGACCTGGTGTAGCGCCAGCTTGAAGTCCGGCACGATGATGCGGCAGTAGAACGGGCACTCCCAGCGCTTGTACGGCACCAGGTGGTCCGGCAGCAGCTCCCTGGGGGCCGCCTGGATGAGGTCGTCGACGAGCCCGCCGGTGGTCTTGCCGGCGCGGTTGCCGCCCATGAACGCCCGGATCTTCGCCTCGGACTCGTGCAGCTCGGTCTGCGGCCCCGTCGGCACGTAGAACAGCACCGGGTTCTGCGCCCGCAGCTTCTGGTAGCCCTGCAGCAGCTCCTGCGCCTTCAGCCGCTCCCCGGGGGAGAGCTCGGCGAGCCGCTTCTCGATGTTGGGCGTGAACCTCAATGTGAAAGGCCGCCTCGAGGGGCGGCCTTTCACGAGGGCGGGAGGAATTGCGATGCGGGCCCGGAAGCTTGGGCGCCGCCGCGGACGGAAGGGTGCGCCCACGACGGCGCCGGCGGTCCTTGCCGAGGACCTGTCCGCCGGTGATCCTACATTCGCCCGCCTCGCCCGAGCGTCCGGCGCCTGCCGCGACGGTCAGCCCGTTAGAGGGGCCGGTTCCGTCATGGGCTCAGGCCATCCTCTGGCGATGGCGGACACCAAGCCCGGGATCCCGCAGGGAGGGCCGCCGCCGGGGCGCACCAGCCTCCGCCGGGTCGCGACGGAACGCGGCCACCGCCGTTCGCAGGACTATGACGAGCTCGCCAACATCTGTGAGGACTCCGGCTTCGAGCTGGACCTGCACCTGCCCGGCGCGAAGGGCAAGATCGCCCCGTCGGTCGGCGACCAGGTGGTGCGGATCACGATCTTTGCTTGCGACCGCGGCTACGTGTTCTCCGACTCGGTCGACCACATCGGCCGGCTGGAGTCGCTCGCGATCGAGGCGTTGGCGAAGCTGCGGGCGATGGGGCTTGTGACGTAGAAGGGTGGGTCCCGGGGGACCTGCGCCCACGGAGCGGCAGCGGAGACTTTCCACCCCTGCCGGGGCCGCTGCTGCCGCTCCGTGGATGCAAGCCCCAGAAGGGACACGGAGGGAGACATCTCTCCCTCCCAAGGAGGAGCGATGGCGATAGAAGACTGCTGCGGCTACTGCCCCGATTGCGGCCAAGCCGCGCTGGCGCGCTGGCGCGACCTCGAGCTGCGCTGCGTGTGGTGCAACAGCGTCGTCACGGAGCTACCGCCCCGTGAGACAGCCGACGGCTGCCGCGTCGGCTACGACGACCTGATCCAACTGCACGGCCTGCATGCCAGTGAGGCGTACCCGCTCACCAAGATCGCGGGCGAGGTCTGGCAGCTCGCCGGCTACGAGCACGAGCACGAGTGCGCCAAGGCGATCGCCGCGGCCTGGCGACGGATGAAGCTGCCGTTCCGTGAGGGCGGCCTCGAGCTCGACGACACCCTGCTGGAGATGCTGCATGCCGAATACATGGCGGACGAGTCCGTCACGATCGGGCAGCTCGGCAAGCGGCTCTGGGAGGACCTCGGCGCCGCGTCGGCGGCGTCCGTGGCGGAGCGGATCCGCACCGGCTGGGCGCGGCTCGGGCTGGAGCGCCGCGGCGCGGGCCAGACGCGCACCGTGACGAAGGCGACGTTGATCACCGACGACGACGTCCGGCTGATCGTCGGACTGTCGGTCGCGCACGCGGTGCCGGTGTCGTGGTTCTGCGAGATGTCGTGGGAGCGCTTCCGCTTCCACTCGGAGCGGTCGATGGTGGCGTACATCGGGGCGCGGCGCGCGGCGCTGCTGCTCCCGCAAGGCAGGACGGGACGGAGGAGCCATGCAGAAATCGAACGTGCTCGACACGCTCAATCAAGCGGTGCTCTCGCTGAGTTCGAGCGGCGAGTGGCAGCGCTGGTTGAAGACCCGCCGGGCGTTCCACACCTACAGCTTCAGGAATCAGATCCTGATAGCGACGCAGCAGCCGCACCGGCGGCTGCCTGACGGCACCCTCGCGCCGACGGCCGAGCACTGCACCCGCGTCGCGGGCTACCGGCAGTGGCAGCGGCTGGGCTATCAGGTGGCGAGCGGGAAGGGCACCGCGATCTACATTCTCGCGCCGTGCAAGCCGTCGAAGAAGCAGCTCGCCGAGGCGAAGCAAAACGGCGAGGAAATCAGGATGCGGTTCCGTGGGGCGGCGGTGTTCGACATCTCCCAGACGGAGCCGATCGAGGGGAAGGCGCAGCCGCTCGAGGCGCCCGGCCGCTGGCCCGAGCTGGACGCCGACAGCGACCCCGACCTGTTCGCCGACCTCGCCAAGGCGGCCTGCGACCTCGGCGTAGAAGACGTCATCGGCATGATGCCGCCCGAAGCCCCGCCCGGAGCGAAGGGTGTCTACGATCCGGGCAAGCAGCTGATCTGGATCGCCGCCGGCATCGGCGGCGCGCAGCGCGTCGAAGTGCTCGTGCACGAGCTCGCGCACCACGTCGACCGGCATCTGCCCGGCAAGGTGACGGACTACGCGATCGGGGAGCTGGTCGCGGAGTCGTCGGCGTTCATGGTCTGCGACAGCCTCGGCATCGACACGACGGACACGTCGGCGTACTACGTTGCGCACTGGACGAAAGACATCGAGGACCCCGGCAAGGCTCTGTCCGCGGTGGCTGGCAGGGTGCTCGACGTCACGCAGGCAATCGAGGACGCGCTCGCCCATGTCCGACCAGGACCCGACGACTCAGAGCCAGCAGCAGGACGCGGCGGGGTTCCCGACCCCGGAGACGCCGCCGTCGCTGCATGACCTCCTAGAAGACGTCGTCGCCGCGGCGCTGCCGGTCGCGGCCGCCCTCGGGTCGCTCGAGGGCAAACTGTGGTCCGATGTCGCCGAAGACATGGGCTTCATCGCCGCGCATAACGAGTTCGTCGACGCGATGACGGAGTACCTGGCGTTCGTCGACGACATCACACCCGAACACGAGGAGGGGCAGGATGACCGAGGAGAGGCTGATTCAGCCGGGGGACACGCCGGAGGGGCAAAACCTGCCGCCGACGTACACGGCGGGGAACCTGCCGCCGGGTGAGCCCGTCGAGGCGGTCAAGAAGGGCCGCACGAAGTTCTACGGCCCGGTGTCCGGCCCCTTCGCCTGTATCACCCGCGAGGACACTCTGCAGGTTGACGCGGGCTGGCAGGGCTGGATCGCGCTCGACGTCAACGGTTTCGCGTACCCGGTCGCCGCGGACGTCTTCGAGCAGACCTACGACGTCGTCGGCCGGGACCTGAAGCCCGCGGACGGCGGCGAGCAGGGTTCGCCGTTGACGTTCACCCCGGACCTCGAGCTCGTAGAGCAGGTCGCGCCAGCATTGCGCCGCCAGGCGGTGCGGATCCAGTATCAGGCCGCGCTCGAGCAGACGCTGTCCGAGCTGGCAGCCGCCGGGCTGATCCCCGACAACATCGACGAGCTCGAAGCCCAGGCCGTCGAGCAGCGCCCCGACGCCGAAAACGCCGACGACCCCGAGGCCACCGTCCAGACGGGCGACCCCGAAGGCCCCGTCGGCGACATCGACATCGTCGACAAAACCGATCCGCGGACCCCCGAGGTAGGCGACGAGGACCCGACGTACGTCCCGATCGAGCAGCTGCAGACAGAGCAGCTGATCGCCGTCATGAACGGCGACTTCGACGCGTTCGAGGACGCCGGCCAGTACGACGTGCCGGGGGCGTTCGGGCAGCTGCAGGCGAAGGCCGCCGGGGGCGACGGGCGGGCCGCAGACTTCGTCGCCGCGGTGGAGGCCGCCACCAGCGACGGGCCATGAGCGTCGCGCAGGTCGTCGCGACGGCTGTGCTGGCGATCGACTTCGCGTTGTTCACGTCGATCGCGGCGCTGACCGTCTGGGACCTCGCCATCGGCGAGCCGGACTACCGCAACGAAACCCGTGTGCAAGCCCTCGTCGCCGGTGGGCTCGCCGCGGCGACGGGAGCGCTGCTGTGCCTGATCATCCTCTAGTCCGCTGCCTGCACTGTTCCGGGATGGCCGTGAAGGGCACGACCTGCCCGAAGTCGCAGCCGTGCCCGACGTGCTTCGCCCCGGCCGGCCGCAAGTGCCGCCGCCCGTCCGGCCACGAGGCGCCCGAGCTGCACGCCGACCGGATTCTGGCGGCAGAGTCGATCGACCGTCGCAACGGCCTCGGGCCGGAGCAACTCATCCCCGGCTGGCAGGACAACCTGCCTGGCCAGACGACCCTGGAGGTCTGATGGAGGTCCGCAACCACGGTGTGCGCACCGTCGAAGGCGCGTTCGCGCTCAAGCACCTGGACAGCGACAAGGTCGAGGTACAGGCGGTCGACGCCGAGGTGTTCGAAATCGACCTGTCCGACGAACGGGTAGAGCGCGGCCAGTTCGTCGCGCTGCTGTCCCGCGAACGCATCTTCGACGTCCGCGACGCCAAAGCCGAGGACCCGCAGCCAACGGACGACCGCTGGCACCTGTCCATCGAAGGCAGACGCAGGACCGCCACCGTCGAAGAGGCGCACCGCATCGCCACGCGCATCCGCCCAGGGGTCATGTTCGTGATCCGCCCGAACCCGAAGCCCGGCACCCTCCACCTCTGGGAGATCTCCGACCCTCACCTCGAGGAGCTGTGGCGACAGTGACCGGCGACCACGTCGTCTGCAAAGAGGCGTGGCTGGTCCCCGAATCCGTCACGCCGTTCGGGCAGCGCATCACCATGGGCCCCTGCAACGGCCTGATCAACGAGCCGTGCGGCGCACTCTGCCCCGTCCGCCACGAGGCCGACGTGATGGACTTCCGCTGCCCGCGCGGCCACGCCTTCTACGCGACGCCGAAGGACATCGTCCGCGCATGATCCACCGGCACATCCTGATCCGGCAAGCCCTCGACCGCCTGAGAGCCGATGACCCAGCTCAACCAGGGCCGCTACGCCGCACGGGCGAAAGGAACCCCGCACTTCTACGTCGCCCCCTGGAAGCGCGCGACGGACAAGAACGGGAAGCCGATCGTCGTCCCCGCGTTCGACGGCGACGGCGATCCACCCGCCTGCCGCGCCTGCGGCCGTAGCCGCTGGCATATCGTCCACCTGACACCGGGAGCCCCCTGGCCATGATCGCCGCCGCCGCCATAGCCGCAGTCGCCATCGCCCTGCCGCCCGCCATCCCGCCGATCCTGCACGAGCGCTGCCCGTCCCCCGAAGGCACCTCCTGCACCTGGCCCGGCGGCCCGATCTACCTCGACCCCGAGTGGGGCGACACCTCGACGCTCCTGCACGAGCTCGGCCACCAGTTCGACTACCAGGCCATGCACGACCCGCAACGCGACGCGTTCCGCCGCCTGACCGAAGACAGCCGCCCCTGGCGAACCTCCCCCAACTCGCCGCACGAACAGTTCGCCGAGGCGTACCAGCTCTGCGCAACCGGCACCCGCCCTGTCGACGGCTGGGTCTGGGGCGGCTACCGCTACCGGGAACGCCCACGCCGACACCGCCGCATCTGCCTGCTGATCCAACGCGCCGGCGACCTCGCCCGATGAACCTCTCGACGCTCGACGCCATCCGCCGCGAGACGCAGGAGCCCGCCGAATGGGACTGGCCGCCACGCCTCGGCTACGACCAACAGCTGCAAGCCGTCGTCGAGATGGCCCAGCCGCTCGCCCGGTTCACCGGCACCCCCGACATCAACGGCAGATTCCGGGTGCCGCCCACCCTCGCCGCCTTTCAGCGGCCGTTCCGCCAGACCGCCTACCGCCGCTGGGCCGCCGCGCATCCCGTGAGGGCTCTCCCCAAGGCGCCCTAGACCCCCCAGACGGCAGACGGCCACCGCCCACCAGGAGGATTGAATCCTTCCTTCCCGCGAGAGGAGAAAATGCTCACCGGAATAGGGTGACGGTGTGTTGGCTGCGAACTTAAGGGTTGGGTACTCCCCTCCCCCTAGGTGACTGCCGGGCTCGCGTCGCTCTCTCGGTTGGCGGGGGCCTTGGGGCCGTGGTACTGGCATCTGTTCTCTTTCGCTTCGCGTCCTCTCACATTCGTGAGAGAGGACGCTACGCCCGGGCAGAGCGTGCAGCCGGGGAGGGGAGCACAAAGACGAGGGGCGAGTTACCTGGTGGCTGGTGGCTGGGACTGACCCGCCCATCGTCTCATGCCGCATCAGGGCAGGGAGCGCAGATCTCAAAGTCAGTGTTGGCCGAACAGTGGCTGGCTCCTTTGGCCGTGTCGTAGCGCCTGCTGCCCTGCTGCTGCATGAGTTGGTGGCGTGGTCAGGCCCAGCCTTCCCGAAACACCGGTGGATGCTGCGGCCTGATGGGCCTTGTGCGCGCAAGCGCGCGTGCGTGCGATGGCGCAGACGGCCGATGGAGTGAGCTTCTCCCTTCGGGTTCGCTCTCTTCTCCGGTCTGCTGCTGCTTTCGCCCTGCATATGACCGCTTTCGCGGTGTGGGCTCTGTGGCCTTCGGGCCTTCCCTTGTCCTCTAGGGAGTACGGCTGTTCGTGCTGTCTCCCTCAGCGATGCCGGTAAGGCGTCGGAAAGGAGCATCTCGATGCTCGACATGCAGCTGCCTGGCCTTCTCACCAACGTCTCGTGCTACGAGGTGCACGAGCTCGACGTCGCCGCGCCTGGTTGGTGCGGCGCCTACATGGGGATCCGGCTTGTCGTCTTCAAGCAGATCCCGGACTGCAGCATCTGTGGGGGCAGCCCGATCGGGTCGGGCTGCTACCACATCTGCCCGAACAGCGTGCACTTCTATTCGCCGGAGCAGGAGCGCGCCGACGATGCCGCGGACTGGGGTCGTTGGGACGATCACAGCGAGCGGTACGCCGCGACCGCTGAGCCGTCCCAGTACGAGGACGACGCCGCGGACATCTTCGACGGCACCGCCACCGGTTGGGGCTACCCGCCTCGCGTGCCGGCGATGCAGCACGACCCGGACGACATCCCGTTCTAGGGCTGTCGCCGTTCAAGTCCATCCGGCCTTGGGCCGACGATCAGGAAGGGAGATCCTGATGGAATCACCGCTTCGCAAGTACGCCGATCCGTATCACCCTCACGGGCTGTACGGCTTCGATGTCGTCGAGGACGCCATCGAGAGCCGTGGCTATGAGCGTTCGTTTGACTTCACGCTCTCGACGGAGGCTCGCCTCCACGCGAACGTGAAGCTGCAGGGCGCGATGGTGCGCTGCGGCCTTCGGTCCTCGCAGCCGCTGCTGGCGCTGCGTTGCATCGCTGGCCTGATCGCCGAAGGCGACTTCGGCCGGCGGGACAACTGATGCGCTGGCTGTGGGAGTCGCTCAAGTTCGCCGGCGTCGTGTGCGCCGGGCTGGGCTTGGTGCTGACGGTGCTGTACGTGTTGGCGCTCGCCTTCGCGTTCTTTGCCAACCCCTAGCGGAAGGGAGATCCGCATGTCTCGCTGCTACGCCGGTGTCGGTTCACGCTCGACGCCCGATCACATCCTGCCTTGGCTCGTCGAGCTTGCTGACAAGCTCGCTCGCCGCGGCTGGATGCTTCGCACAGGCCATGCCGAAGGCGCCGACCAGTCGTTCGAGGGTGGCGCCCGTGGCTCACGCCATGAGGTCTACCTGCCGTGGCCTGGCTACAACGACGACCGTCCGTTCATGGCCGACAGCTACGTCGCTGAACGCCCCTGGTCGGACGCCTACGACATCGCGGCCCGCTTGCATCCCGCCTGGGATCGCTGCAGCCGCGGCGCACGTGCCTTGCACGCAAGGAACGTGCACATCATGCTCGGCCCGCAACTCGACGACCCGGCGCGCTTTGCGCTCGCCTGGGCGCCTGTCGAAGCGACGGGCATCGCCCGCGGCGGGACCGGCATGGCTCAGCGGATCGCTGAGGCGTACGGGATCGAGTGGCTCAACGTCTTCGATCCCGTCGTTGCGGGCAGGCTCGAAGCTTTCGTGCCTTTCCCGCTGGCTGTCTGACGGAGCTGCGTGCCCGCCTTCCCTCTTCGAGGGCGGGCACTTCGCTCTCAACTACCTACCGGAAGGGAGATCCGGAACTATGGGACGTGTCGCTGACGCGTACACGATGGACCTCGGGCGGATGCCCGAGTGGATCAAGCAGCGCGGGCTCGCGCTGCATGACGGCTGCCAGGGCTGCGTCGCCGTGAGGCGGCAACGCCTTCGGCGGGCCTGGCAGGCGTTCGACAGCCTGGCCGGCGACCGTGTCGCCGACCCGAAGGGCTCGAACGCCGACTTCGAGGCGCTCCACGCCCGCTGTCGCTGGCTGGTGGCGCACCTGACGCGGCTGCTCAGACAGCCGATCCCGGCGCGGTGCGAGCTGCACCGGGAGTCGCACCCCGGGTGGTGCGACAGCTGCTGGCCTGCGGAGCAGGAGAAGCGGCAGGAGATCGAGGACGCGATCGGGACGTATCACGATGCGATCCGCGATCTTGAGCTGCAGGGCGCCGACGCCGGCTGGGCCGTCGCCGAGCTCGACAAGGCGCAGCTCAAGCTGGAGAAGCGCGAGGAGCGCGTCTGCCGACACTTTCGGCGGCCGCGCCCTGAGCTGCAGACCGGCGACGGGCTACGCGAGCCGTCCCAGGTCCGCCGCTACCAGCGTGACTGCCCGCTCTGCGAGCAAGCGGTCAACGACGCGGTCGCTGCCCTCCGCATGGAGGTACGCGAAGGCCGGGTCACTGTCGAGGAGCAGCTGCCCCTCGTCCGTGACGTCCTGGCCCAGGGCTGCGCCCACAAGGTGCCGCTCGGCCCTCGCCCGAAGCGCAGGGTCGATGGCAGCCCGCCGCGGCTGCCTGCCTTCGTCCCCGACGTCGAGCATGCGCGTAGCTTGCTCTCGTCCACGGACGAGCTCGCTATCGCGGACGCGATCGCGGCGCTGGAGCTGCACATGCAGCAGCTCGAGGACGAGGCGCAGGGCGGTGACGGCTATTCCCTGGTCGGGATGCGCTTCAACGCCCAGGCGGACGAACACCGAGCGGCACGCTCGTCGTTCGGGGAGTCCGCCGCCGTCTACGTCGAGGACGTGACGGAGGCGGAGATCCACGTCACCCGGCACATGGAGCAGGACGCTCGTGTGCGGGCGCAGCGGATCTTTGGCGACAGCTTCCGGGGCTTCAACCACCTTGAGGGTGGTGTCGCCGACGTCCTGATGGACTCGGATGTCGTCGCCGCGCGGTTCCGCTTCGACGAGCTGGTCGCCCCGTTCGTGTCGACCACGGAGGAGCGCTTCGACGTCTCGGGCATGGCCGAGATCGTCGAGCGTGAGCTGCACCGCCAGCCGGACAGGGATCCGGTGGCGTTGGAGCGGCCCGCGTTGGCGATGCTGCTCCCGCGGTTGCGGGAGCGGCTCGAGCTGCTGCGTTCGTACGAGCCGACGCATTGGCTCGACAACGCGGACACGGCGGACGCCGACCAGGCGCGGCGGCTCTGCGAGGAGCTCGCCGACGTCATGTCGCCGTTGGAGCTGCGCTCCTGCGACCCGAGGGAGGACATCCCCTCCCTTTGGGAGGCGTTCATGCTCCCTGACCGGGTGCGCTACCGGATCCGCATGCGTGTCGACACGATGCGTGTCCGGGCGCGGCAGCGCGCTTCAACGCTCGCGCATGACGAAGCCGTCCAGGCTTCGCATCACCATGCCTGGGCATGGGATGGCGAGCCGAGCGCGCACGAGCTCGCGGCGTACGACACGCTCGCCGAGACGGACATCATCGACCACCAGGGGGTGGCCGCCTGATGCCCAGGCTCGACGACATCGGGGCCGTCCGCATCCCGCGGGCGGCCCGCGCCTCGATGTTCACCGAGGCGCAGATCGACGGCATGACCGTCTGGTGCCTCCTCGCCCACAGGGACGAGGAGGATTGCGAGACGTTCCGTCTCGGCGGCGGCGGCATGCTCGTCGTCGACGAGACGGATGGCGGTGAGCTGCACCTCGACGAGGACGCTGTGGCACAGTTCATGGAGTGCTCGCACGAGGTCGAGGGGGCGATGAGACGATGGTGAGCCGCCTCGACAGCATCACCTCGGTCAAGCCCGAACCGGACCCTCAGCGCAAGTCTCCGCGTGACGTCCAGGCGCTGACCGACCTGACCGACACCGAGAACGAGTGCCGACATGGCGCTCTCCCCTTGGATCGCGAGAAGCCCCTCGGGTGTGACTGCTGGACGCAGGCTCGCACCAGGGCGCTCGCACGGCTCACGGAGACGTCGCCATGGTGAGCATGTTGCATGCGTGCGCTGGGCTGTTGTGGCCGGCGCTGTTCTTCCTGTCCCTCTAGCTGCAGTTCTGCCAAGAACGGAAGATTTGGGATCGGGCTTCGCCCTCCCCTTTTTCCTTTCGGAGGGGAGGGCTACGTACCTCCCAACAACGATTGCTGCCACAGATTCGATGCGTGGCGGCCAAAGGAGATGGTGCCTTCATGGCAACCGCACAGGCCGGAAACGGCAACCAGCAGGTCCGTCGCCCGCGCAAGCAGGCGAACTCCGTCACGATCCAGGGGAACCTGGCCGTCAAGCCCGAGCTGCGTCACGCTGGCTCGGGGCCGGAGGCGACCCCCGTCACGACGCTCGCGGTCTACAACAGCGAGATCGTGCAGGGCGTCCAGCAGACGAACCGCATCAACGTCGTCCTCTTCGGGAAGATGGCCGAGGACGCGGTTCAGCACCTCAACCAGGGCCGCGAGGTCATCGTCACGGGCCGGCTGCGCCAGCGCTCGTACGAGGACCGCACGTCCCCGGCCGCGAAGGCGCTCGGGCAGCCGATCACGCGCTCCACGGTCGAGATCATCGCCCGGGAGTGCATCTGGGGCTTCGACCCCGCGTTCGCCCGCCAGCAGGCGACGAGCGCGCAGGGCGACGCCTCGGTCGAGCCCGCCGACGCGCCCACCGCGCAGCAGGCGCAGGCCGAGCCCGCGCAGCCCGCGATGGTGCCCGCGGACCCGCCCGGCGAGCAGCCGGCCGCCGAGGGCGTGCCGGTCGCGGCCGCCGCGGCGCCCGACGGTGCCCCGGGTGGCACCGAGGAGGACATCCCCTTCTAGACGTCCTGGGGAACGGCAGGGCGGGCAGCTCCCCCCGGGGCTGCCCGCCTGCCCTGCCAACAGCATCGAGTCACGCGTCTATCGCGTGATGCCAAACTTTTCGCTCGCCAGCGGTTGACCAATGGCTGCCCGGCGTGTCACGATCGCGGTGTCCTTGCCGACGCTCGCTAACTCTTCAATCCTGGGCGCCATGACGCCCGGGGCGCCCGGCCAATCTCCCCCGCCTTCCCGCGGTCTGGCCGGGCGTTTCCCCCTTCCTCGAGCAAGGAGCTGACCAATGGCTTTCGACAGCCACGTCGAGCACTGGATTGCCTGTGACGTTCCCGGGTGCGTATCCAAGATCGACTGCGACGAGAGCTACCGGCCCAAGACGGGCGGCATGCTCGGCTGGGTCACGGTCCAGCATCACACGCCCGACTCGCTGCTCGTCCACATCTGCGATCGCCACGTCACCAGCCGCGCGATCGCCAACCTCGAGGGCGTCGTTCGCGCGCACTTCGAGCCGCCACCGTTCTGATGCTCCACCTGGATGACGTCCGCCCAGGCGACCAAGTTCGCGTCCATTTGGGCGGAGAAGTGGTCAGGCTCGCCGCGGTGCTCGACATCGACCTCGTCTACGAACGCCAGGTGGCGGTCAAGCTGCTCTCGACCGGGGCGCTACGCACGCTGCCGGTGGACGCGATCGTCGATCACTCCCCGGCGGGGAGCCCGGCCGTCTCGCCGTCGTCCTCGATGACCTCGGCGTCATGAACGTCCTCGTCGTTGTCGACGATCAGCCCGAGCGACTTCAGCCCTGTCACGAGCTCCTTGAGCGAATGGCTGGCCTGCTCCGCGACGCCGAACGCGCGCACGGCGTGTGCCTTGTCGATCTGCTGCGCCTTCGATTGGGTCAGGTTGCGCAGGATCTGCGAAGCCTCGACGGCAGTCGCGTCAGGCAGACCGGCGAGGGTTTGGCGCAGGGCCTCCTGCTCCGCCTCGCCGATCTGGATCGCTGTCTCGATCCCTTTCTGGGCGACGACCTCCTCGAGCTGGCGCGTCGAGCTGGAGACGATCTCGTGGTAGCGGTTGCGGAACCGCTTGCGAACCCAGTCCGCTACCACCGCTCGCGGGATCGCACGTCCGCAGTCCTTCGGGTAGCTCTGCGTGACACCTCGGTCCTTGAGCGTCTCGCAGGCGCGCGCGACGTTGTTGCCATGAGCGGCGACCTCGTAGAGCGCCGCCTCGACTACCTCTGGCGGGTACTTCATCGGCCGGCCTACGTGGTCGTTGTAGCCGGGGAGTCGCGCCTCAATCTCTTCTGCCGGTATAGCTGTAAGTGGTGCTGGGTGGCTGTCCGCCATCAGCCAATGGTCCCGTCCCTGGGGGACGGAGAAAGGTTCCTTGCCGATGACCGAATCAACACTGCCTGATGTTCAGCTCGTGCCGATCGACCAGATCAAGGTCGAAACGGACTTCAACCCGCGCACGCAGTTCGAGGTGAAGGCGATCGAGGAGCTCGCCGCCTCGATCCGCGAGCGCGGGCTGCTGCAGCCGCTGACCGTCCGTCTGCCGCTCGAGGACGAGCCGTACGACGGCTACGTGCTCGTCACCGGCGAGCGCCGCCTGCGCGCCTGCCAGGGCTCGCTGGAGCTCGTCCCGTGCATCGTGACCAATGGGCGTGCCGCGGACGCCGGTGAGCGCACCGTCGACGCGCTCGTCGAGAACATCCAGAGGGAGGATCTCTCCATCGCGGATGAGGTCAAGGCGTACGGGCGGCTGAAGGAGGAGCACGGCTGGAACGCGCAGCGGATCGCCACGGCGGTCGGGTTGCCGCAGGGTCGTGTCACCCGCCGGATGCAGCTGCTTGTGCTGCCGGAGGACGCGATCGACGCGGCCGCGGAGCTGAACGACAAGGGCCGCAAGGCGCTCGTCACGATCGCCGCGGCGTCGCCCGACGTCGCCGGGGAGATCGCGAAGTACCTGGCCGGCCAGTCGGAGGAGGTCCGCAAGGACTTCGGCAAGGAGCCGTGCAAGCGGCTGGCGCCGTTCCAGGTGTCGAAGCTGTTTCCGCTGATGGCGGAGGGGTCACAGTACGACGCGGCGGCGTTCCTGCTGACCGAGGAGGCCCACGACGCGCGCACCACCCTGTCGGAGAACGCGTACGGGCCGACCTATGTCCGCGTCTCGGACGAGGTCGTCAAGGACGCCGACTCCATCTCGGCGACGGTGCAGCTCGTCGACGGCAAGCTGATCATCGGCTGGGACGCCTGCTGCCAGGTCGCCGGGGACTATCTCGTCCGGCTGCTCAAGGAGCGGGAGGAGCGCCTCGCAGAGCGGGACAAGGACGAGCCCTGGCGCGACACCGGCGGCTCGAGCTCGCGGGTCGTGGTCAACGCCGAAGGCGAGGCTGTCGTCGATGACGACGAGAAGACCCGCATCCGCAAGGAGCGCTACAAGGCCGAGATTCAGGAGCGCCAGGACGCCGAGTCGTTCAACGAGGCGCTCGGGATCGCGATGATCGGCCGGCTCCCGTCGATCGAGATCACGGCGCCGCTGGCGCGGCTGCTGTCCCGCCTGGTGCTCGTCGAGCACGGGACGGACTTCGCGGCCCGCGGGCTCCGGTACATCCACCCGAACGGGAAGGACCCGGAGTCGAAGAAGGTCACCCGCTACGTCGAGTCGAACGAGCTGCAGACGCTGCTCGACGACTGGATGAACGGGGCGCGCAAGACCGACGAGATCTTCGCGCGGCTGTTCATCGTCCTGCTCGCGGCCGAGTACGCCGACCACCGCTGCGTGGCGATGTCGAACCGCCGCGGCCAGGGGGTCGTGACGTCGGGCTACCAGGCGACTTCGGACTCGAAGGAGGTCATCGAGAGCGAGCTCGAGAAGCTGCTCAAGAAGGCGCTGCCGAAGAGTCTGTTCGAGCAGGCCGTCGAACGCGCACGCCAGCTCGCCGGCGTGGGCTTCGGTGGCTACGAGCCGGACCCGGACCCCGACTCGCCCGATGAGGGCCTGGAGGGCGAAACGTCCGGCTCGGGCGAGGAGGACGCGGACCCGGCCGCCGATGAGGTGGCCGAGGCCGAGTGACGCTCCCGTCGGGCATCGAGGTGCGCGCTCTACTTGTGGAGCGCGTGCCCGGCGTCCATTGGGACCCTCGTCTTGTGGCGCAGTGCGTCGCTGACTTCGGGGATGTTGATGTCCTCGAGGTCGCGGCGCGCTGTGCCGCGTACATGCAGGAGACCCCGACGGCGAAGAACGGGCCGCGCACGCTGAGGACGTTCCTCGAGCATGAGCGGCGCGATCGCGCCCACCTCTCGAAGCGAGCACAGGAGGCGGAACGCCTGGCGCCGTACCACCGCCCCAAGAACAGGAGCTGACATGCCGCAGCTGAACCTCTCGATCATCTTCCCGGTGGCCCACGCTGACTCGAAGGCGATCACCGCAGACCTGTCGGGCCGCGGTCCCAACGGCGCCATCATCCACGGCTTCTCGCGGCTAGTCATGACCGTCGAGCAGTTGCACGAGTTCGAGGCGATGGTCGCCAACCTCGACCAGCTCGACCCGAACCAGGGCTGGCAGGACTTCCTGCAGCTGCTCGTCGACTTCCGCGCCGGCCACGTCGCCCAGCTGCGCGAGCACGCAGAGAAGCAGGCGCATGAGACGTCGCGGTCGCTCGACGCGGCGCGCGAGTACAACCGTCAAGCAGACGAGTGACTGTCGAAACGCACGAGTGCCCGAAGTGCGGCGGCCCCGTCCGCACTGAGCTGCCGGACGAGCTGCCGCCTGAGCGGCAGGACGGGATCGGTGAGCGCGCCCGCGAGCTGGTGCTCAAGATGGCGCGGTTGCGCCGCTGCACGGCCTGTGAGGACGCTGAGCGGGCGCAGGAGCTCGCCCACGCCCGCAAGCTGCGCCAGGCGGACATGCGCCGCCGTGTGGAGCGGTCGCTGCTGCCGAAGGGCCTGCAGGCGTTGTCGTGGGACGACATGCTGCAGGAGGGTGGCCGCCGCGAGGTGATAGCGGCGGTGCGTGCCTGGGTGAAGGATGGAGGGAGTCTCTTCCTCTATGGGCGGCCGGGCCCGGGGAAGACGCGTCTGGCCGCCACGGGCTGTTGGCAGCTGCTCGAGGACGGGCGCACGCCGCGGTTCGTGTCGGCGTCGGTGCTGTTCA